ATTTCCCCCACTCCGCGCAAACGATACATAGTCCGTCCGGGGGGCGATTCAACCAAACATAATCAGTGAACGGAGTACTTCATGACGTGGATTGATTGGGCGACCGTTGCTTGTGCGGCCTATGCCGCTTTGCTGTCGACCCTGGTTGCCATCAGGCAACAGCTACGGGTCAGGGGCGAACGGGAGCTTTGCGGGTGCCAGCAACACCTTGACCCCGCTGCACCAATATCCCCTATCTTCGGCGTAGCCCTTCCAGTCCCAGCAGCCGACGTAACGGCAAGTACGCAGGTAACCTTGGATAGAATACGGGAACTCCGCAACGTCATGTTTCTTCTTAAAGTTCACTTGCAGCAGGAATCAATCGATCGCATTGAGCAGCTAGAAAAGCAAGCGTGTGAGTTCCTCGCTGTTAAGGACGCGGACGCCGTGCCAGCCCCAGCAGCCGACCCCGGAATCCAGGCCGGTGATCCTGGGGTGTTTGGGATTGCGATTGAGGATAGCGTTCCCATCCCGGGTGATCCAGATGGGCACCACACTGTAACGGCTAGGCTGCCGACTTGTGCATGCCCGGGAGTGGTGAAATGAGCATACCCGTAAGGATAGAAATACCGGCAGCGGAGGGCGTGGGTGGTAGCGTTCCTGCGAAATGGCGGCCGACGAGTCGGCCCTGCCAGATGAAGCTTGATCTGGCGCAGGCTCACGGTATCGCCGTACAGCTCGAAGAGCAAGGCTTTGGGTACGGGGCGTTCTGGTGCAAGCCGCCGACTGTACGCGAGGCTCTGTGGATCTTGTGGTCCGCGATCCGGGGGAAAGAGGTGCAAAAGTTCAAACCCCCGTCAGGGGCAGCCAAAGCGCCGTCAATGGTACCGTGGCTTCACGCGGATGATCCTTACGATCCATGGACTGGAGAATGGAAAGCAGAGGAACCGCCAGCAGATCAGGAACAGCCGCCTCCGCCACCCCCTCCCCCCCCAAAGAAGTCCAAAGGATTCACGGAATGAAAATCAGAGACCGGATCAAGAGTCTTCAACGGGTGAAGGCGTCCGAGTTGCTGCCCAATCCCCGCAACTGGCGGACGCACCCGGAAGCCCAGGCGGATGCTATGCGGGGCATCCTGGCCGAGGTGGGCTACGCGGGTGCCGCTCTCGCCCGCGAGACCCCCGAGGGGCTGCAACTGATCGACGGGCACCTTCGGGCGGAACTGACGCCGGACCAGAAGATTCCGGTTCTGGTACTGGACGTGACCGAGGAGGAGGCCGACAAGATCCTCGCCACCTACGACCCGGTGGGCAAGATGGCCGAGGTCGATAAGCAGAAGCTGGGCGAACTGCTCGCCCAGATTGACGCGGAAAGCGAAGGGGTGCAGGCAATGCTGGACGGGCTGGCGGAGGAGCACGGGATCGACCTTTGCCAAGACAATCTGCCCGAGCCCGGCGACGCCCCGGTTGATGAAGTAGACATCCCATTCGGCGTGGTAGTCAAGTGTGAAGACGAAGTTCAACAGGTGAAATTGCTAGAGGAGTTCGTGAAGCGAGGGCTGACATGCCGAGCGCTCACATAGAGGTGATGAGCCCAGTTCAGCGGACGCCCCGCGTCTTACAGGTGGAAGGTATGTTCGACGTTCCGCCTAGTGAGCAGTCGAAGGAGGAGTGGGACGTTGATTTGCCGATCGAGGCCAAGCCGTGGAACATTGGCCTGATTGTCGGCCCGTCCGGAAGCGGCAAGACGACCATGGCCCGCCGATTGTTTGGTGATGGGATTCGGCACGGATTCGACTGGGACGCCAAGAAGAGCGTACTCGATGGATTCCCGGCCAGCATGGGGATCAAGGATATCGTTGGCGCCTTATCGGCGATTGGATTCGGCAGTCCCCCTAACTGGCTTCGGCCCTTCGGGGTGCTATCGACCGGTGAGCAATTCCGAGTGACGATTGCTCGCGCGATTGCCGAGAGCGAGGGACTAGTGGTCATTGATGAATTTACGAGCGTGGTAGATCGACAGGTTGCGAAAGTTGCCTGTCACGCGATCCAGAAGACGGTGCGACGGAAGAAGCGGCAGTTGATTGCTGTCTCCTGTCATTATGACATCATCGACTGGCTGCAACCCGATTGGGTTTACCAGCCGCAGACGCGAGACTTCGCATGGAGGTGTCTTCAACAACACCCACCCCTTGACCTCCGACTCTATTCGATCCATCGTTCCGCGTGGAAGCTGTTTAAGCACCATCACTATATGAGCGGAACGCTGGTCAGTAATGCAAAATGCGTGGGAGGATGGGTCAATGGTGTCTGTGTGGCGTTCGCGGCGTGGAGTATATTCCCCCACCCGAAGGTAAAGAACATCATGCGGGGCACCCGGCTTGTCGTCCTGCCCGACTACCAGGGCCTCGGCATTGGCGGCCGGATGGATGACTGGATTGGGCAACACCTATACGCGAAGGGATATCAATACCGAAACGTCGTGGCCCACCCGGCGATGGTCGCGTATTACGCCAGGAGTCCACGGTGGAAATGCCTTCGGTCAGGGGTGATGAAACTACCCAATACTCCAACCGCTCGCCGGTACAGGGGATCAACTAAAAGTCTGCGAAACAACCATTTCGGTCGATCTATCCAACGTCACACCCACACCTTCCTCTATGTTCCACCTGCCACATGAGAACATTCATTTCAGCCAAGATCCATGATGTCCGCGTGACGAGCAAGTCACTTGCCTACAGCGGCAGCGTCACAGTTTGCCGCGAGCTTCTGGCGGCAGTCGACATTGTGCCCTATGAACGGGTCGAGGTCGTCAACTTGGAAAATGGGGCTCGGTGGGCTACCTACGCTATTCCCGGAAAACCAGGTGTATTTGAACTGAACGGCGGTGGTGCCCGGCTGGGGGAGGTCGGTGATCGGTGTATCGTGATGGCATTCCGGCAGGGAGGCGAGTTTGGTGGGGCCCAGGTAGTCTATTGTGATGAGCAAAACAGCGTGGCCCGGCAGGGGGTGTATCCATGAACATCCTAGAGTTAGGCAACTACATCGTCCCCGCCTATGCGGGCATGGTGTTGGCTGAGCAGGGGTATCGGGTTCGGAAGTGGCACAACGGCCGCGACCCGATCCTATCTCTCAACAGGGGGGGTGAATTGTGGGAGTGGATCAACCACCGGAAACACCTAGAGGAACGCCCCGCGACTGACATTTTGTTTGACACCTGGCCGGATGTCGTCCTAGACAACTTCCGCCCGAGCACGCTGGCCAAGTGGGAGATCGACCCGGCTGTGATTACGGAGCGGCGGGGGATCGTGTGGGTTTCGGTTCGCTCGGAGGTGGGGGAAGTATCGTTCGACATCCTGGCCCAGGCCCGAAGCTGGATGGAGCACGCCCCATGGGCCCCGTTCTACATTGGAGATACGGCCGCCGGGCTTTGGCTGGCGTTCAAGGCGCTGGCGATGCGCGGGCGACCGGGTCACTACACGATCGGTCATGCGACCTGTCTCGAAAAACTCGTGGAGGGCGAGCTGGTCCTTGATGTTGAACGAGTCGGTGACCGTACGCCGTGGGACCGAGAGAAATACGGAATGGAAGCCGGCCAGGCTGTCGTAGAGTACCGCGGCGAAATGTACCGAGAGCCCCCGCGAGATCGGCAATGGAAACTAAACAACCTGTGGCACGATGAAGGACGAATGCGAATTTAGCGACTAACCGGTCGATGCGCCGGCCGATCCAACTCCCGAAACTTCTCAAGCTGAGAGCGCGTGATGGCCCAATTCCGACCAATCTTGCGACCGAGACGTCCGTCTTGGCAAAGCTGCCGGACGCGGATCTCCGAGAGGTCGAGTTCTGCCGCAGCCTCGGCGGTGGTGAGGTATTCGGTACTCATGGTCGTAAGTATATCGGTAGCGGTGGCTCAGGGCAAGTCGACTTCAAACAGACCAGGCATTCCCAGCAATGACACCGGATCGGCCAGGGGCTGGGGATTACGGAGAATCCAACAGAACGGGCCAGTGGCCAACGGATCATCGGCCAACCCGTATGGGTCCGCAAGCCCGTCCAGCATCCCCTGCGCGGGGTCGAAGGCGACTACGTCTATCAAATCTACCGTCCCCAAGACAACCCCGCTCGGGGTATCCTCGGGGATTCTACAGCCGATTGTTTCAAGCGCGGCGCGGCTAGCCGGATCAAGCGTGCGTCCAGCGTGGATCGCGAGTCGTCCGCGGTGGGAGGTTTTCCAGGTCCGGTTCTCGACCCGCTTGGGGCCGTGGATGATGGCCCAGGCCCAGTATTGTCGGACGGTGAGACATTTCATAGCTTATTGCACCTCCACACCAAGGCGGTGCAGCGTATCCCGTATGCTAAAAAGGATTCGATACGCGGAATCCCGCTGCTCGTCGGCTGTTGCCCACGGGGTGTCGACGTACACTGTCTTACGATGGGCGTCGTTGTATCGTTTCCAGGCGTCCCGGTATCGGGCAATCTTCTCTCGTTTGGTCATATCAGAAGCTCCTGTATTCAAAAGCAGTTTCTACCGGCTCGGAAGTCGTAATCTCGAATTCAACTCGGTCCATCGCCCGGCGGTACATTTCTTCCGCCGAGGGCATTCGGTCGTAAGGGCTGAGGAGGAAGTCAAACAGCCGCTCGGTACCCGTGTCGTTGGCGTACTCAGGGAACTCCCAGCCGATTTCCTGGGCGATTTCATCGTAGCCAGGGATCACGGTGTGGTCCAGTTCGGCCACCTTCTTGCCCCATTGGGACTGGAACCCAAAAGACCAGAAGGGGTGCCAGCCGACAGGGACAGCCATACACCAGGCCCGCTCGCGAATCGCATTGGGCCGTTCGCGTTTCTCGCGTTCGTCTTCCTTGATCTGCCGATAGGCGTCTTGAACGGCGGGCCAGGGGAGGTTGCGGTCGCGGGCTTCGCGTCGAATGGTGGTGATCGGGTAAGGCACGGTCGATACCTTCAGTCACTTACGAATACCAGATGTTGCGCACATCAGATGGTCGAGGCTGACCCATCGTTTGTGGCGAAGGTCGGATCGGGCTGTGTCCCACCATTGGAACCAAGCAGTTCGCCCGAAGACCCTCAGGCTGAGGTACCACGTTCGGCGACCAGTGACGGGGTCAAAGCGGAGTCTTCCGGTGTTCACCTGCAACTGAAACAGCATGGTTTGTTTTCCTTCGTGAGGCGGATCGCCCGGCCCGGGGGTGGTGCCCCGAGCCGGGTTCGTGTCATCGGTCTAGCTCACCAGGGACAAGGCCGACTGGTAGGCGTTCTGTTTGATCTCATTGGAGGAGCCGAACCAGATCGAATTGAGTTGGTTGTCGGCCCGCTCCTCATCGGTTCGGCCGCGCGACTTGCGGCCGTGGTCGGCCCATTCGCTAATGGCGTTGTAGGCGGCCCATGCGGATCGCTCGATGCCGGGGAGGCTGTTCCGCTCGTTCTCAAAATTGCCCAAGACGGTATCGAGAATGACGGCGTTCCGTTTGCCGCGGGCCTCAGTCTCGGCGTAGTGTCCGGCGAGCAGATCATTCATTACCTCGTCTTGCTGGTCGTGGTTGTCGAGGATCGAATCCAGCAGGTTGTCGGTGTTGATCCCCCGGGCCGCCGCGGCTTGCGTTTTGGTTTGGGTGGGGAACATGCCCCGGAAGTAGTCGCGAGCTTCGGAGCCGGTCAGTTTACGGGCGGCCATAGCGACCATTTCCTTGCCGAATTGGTCGAGGTGCGACCCGATAAGTCCCAGCTTCTGGCGGGCTTCCTTAACCCGGGTTTCCAGTCGGGACCAATGGGAGATGCGAATGCCGGTCGATCCGGCCAGGTTCTCGGCGTAGGTGAGGGTGTTTTGGCAGACGACCCGAACGGTGGTAGGAAACATCCGCAACGATTGCGTGCCGTCGTGGGCATTGGTCAGAAGGACGTAGGGGTCAACGACGTCCTCGCCAACTCGGTATGTCTTGGGGATGCGGGCCATCATCCAAACCCTTCGACCGCCTTTGAGCGAGCCGGCGGTTTCGTACATGGCCAGTTTGTCGTCGACCAGTGTGTCCATGAAATCGAACGCCTCATGGTTTTGGAAAGCGCGGTAGGTGGTTCCGACCACACCCAGGACAGCGTTTGTGTCGGATCGGACGTTGGCGACCTGATTGGGGATCGGCGCCCATTGGCCGTCTGCGATGGCGGCGGCGATGTTCTTCTTCTCGACCGTCCAGTCCAGCCCCGCCAGTGTGATCGCCTCGACCGAGGTCTGGGCCTCCGAGACTACTGTCCCCAGTTTGTGCCAGGCGGGTTCGCCAGTGACGAAGACGGCGGCTTTTCCGGTGGTCGTGTCAATTTCGTGAGCCATGATCGTTTCTCCCGTGAAAGTGAAAAGTGGTAATTCATTCGACCCCTTTAGTATATCGGTACCGATAGGGTTTGTAAATAGGGAAACCGGTGAAATCCTGGGATTATTTGGAATCCGCTAACTCATTACGAGTTAATGAGTTGCCCACAACGCACCCAGGAAACGGTAGATAATCCAAAAAGAAAATGGTTGATTCCGCTTGTGGAGTGATCCTTCAGCGAATGAAAGATATGGACCTATCACCACGGCTGGAAACCTAAAATGAGCGATAACCCAGACGATGACTTGTTGGAGATTGGACTTCGAGCGCTTGCCGACTTTATTCTTGACGTCAACATATTGCCCCGGAAGCCCATACCGGGTACGGGCCCGATTACTTGCCCTGTTTGTAGAACGCGATGCTTCGACTTAAATCCAGATATCCACAAGGCACACTGCCCAATAGCCGCCATGCTTCGCAGAGCGAATAAGAGACAGGCGTCGGCCAAGTCGCTTCAGGACGTGACACCCGAACTATCGAACGAATAACACGACGGGCCAACCGACCATCCGCCGGCCAGCGGATGGATACGGAGGCGTAACAGAAACGGCCGTCCGGTGCCGGACCACTGGGCGTGCCGTTTTTTGTTGCGCCGTCCTGGAGATTACCGCGAGTGGCAACTGCCGACCAACAACTACGAGCCGCCGAAAACAAACTGACAAGCCAACTGCGCAAGGTCCGCGCGGCTCGCGGGGAAAGTGGCCGGATATCAGAACGCGACCGGGACGCACTTCGGAAACGCGAAACGCGTCGTGCCAGCCGGCTGATTCAAATCCCGGAAATGCCGCCGGAAGACCGAGCCGAGCGACTTCGCCGTGAAGCCGATGACGAGCTATGGATTGCCTCGTACTGGTCGGCCTTCAGCCCAGATCCGTACTATCCGCTTGAGCCGCAGCAACGACAGATGGTGGCTGACTTTTCGGCCCTGCTGTCGGAGGGCGGCGACCGGGCGACGGCGGCCAGCCGGGGAGAGGGCAAGACAACTCTCGCCATTGCGTTGACGCTCAAAGCGATTTTGCAAGGTGGCGGGCAAGACTTGTGGGTCATCCTCGGCGCGACGGCGAAGAATGCGGCCGACATCTTGGAGACGATCAGGATGGCCATCGGGGAAAATGACGAACTGTACCGGTATTACAAGGAAGCATGCTATCCGGTACGAGAGTTGGAAAACACGGTTCAGCGGGCCAAGACGCAACTAGCCAACGGTAAGAGGTTCGACAACGGCGAGCCGTTTGAGGCGGCACCGACGCGATTCCACTGGACCGGCGACCGACTCATATTCCCGAACGTACCGGGCTCACCCTCGGCTGATGCTATTGTCATCGCACAGGGCCTTGATTCGGCTCTGCGGGGACTGCGGATCAAAAACCGTCGACCGAGATTTGTACTTATCGACGATCCCGACACGGAAGAGACGATTCACAACCCTGCTCAATCTGCCAAACTACTACGGAAGATTGACCGCAACGTCGCGGCTCTTGGCTCGCAGCGTAATCCCGTATCGCGGCTCGTGCTCTGTACTTGCGGGAGCCGGACTTCTGCTGCTGCTCAACTGACCGATCGGGACAAGTACCCGTCGTTCCGTGGCCGCCGGATGCGGTTTCTGCTGAAGCCGCCAATCAACCAGACGGCGTGGGCTGAATTTATCACCTTGTGCAAGCAGGGGTGGGTGAGCGAGCAGGCCGACGTCCGCGAGTCACCGATTCCGAGGGTAGCGCACGAGTTCTACCTGGCCCGCCGGGAAGAGATGGACGAAGGCGGCGAGATTGCAAATCCACACCGTTACGACCACCGAATCCGGCCGGAGGGTGGAACTGTCGAGGTATCGGCGTTGGAACATTATTACGGCTGGGTTGCGAGGATTGGTCCAGCCAACACGGCGACGGAGTTTGACAACGACCCGCCTGACGAACTCGGCTTGCTCGATCTGACGATAGAACAGATTCGCGATTCCCGGAGCGGTAGCGATTACCGGGTTGTGCCAGAGGGGACGGTAAAGTTGATACTCGGAGCCGACGTTAAAAAGCTCGGCTTGCATTGGGCGGCGGTCGCGTTTGATGAACGCTGCGTCGGTTCGATTGTCGAGCATCACTTCTGGCGATTCGCGACGGCTGGCCAGAAGCCGGCTGCTTGCGAGAATGCTGTCTTGGAAGGACTCCGCGAATGGTGGGAATGGATTCAGTCGCACAAGCCATGGCGAGAAGACCCTGAGTCGGAATCTTCGGCCCGGTTTCCCGACTGGACGCTGATCGACAGCGGATGGAAAGATGAAGGCTGGTCGATTCAGCCGGTAACGGTGTTTGCGTCCGAGGTTGGATTCGGGCGCTGCCTGCCATGTAAGGGGTCTGGCCGATACGTTCGGCCGCTTCCGCACATCGGAATCCGCCAGTTTGACGAGTGCCACGTCGATCGCCGGGGCCGCACGCCGCTGTGCCAATTCAATGCCGACGTGTTCAAGACCCGCGTGCAGGAAGCCTTCAAAGCCGACTTCGGCACGCCCGGCACTTTGGGGTTACATGCCCCGCGGGTCGGTGACGATGGCCGGCAGTTGCGAAGCTCAGTAGAGGAAGAGCGGGAACTTGCGGCCCATGTTATTAGCGAACAATGGGACCCCACGAAAGCGAAATTCTTGCCGCCGAATGGCCCCAACCATCAATTGGACGCCCTGGCGTTAACACGTGTTGGCGCGGCATTGTCGCGGCTATCGTCAATTCCATCGGAAGCAAGAGCAACCAAGAAGCCTATGAGTCTTGCGGAAATGGCGAAGAAAGGAAACTAGTCAATGAGCGGTAACCGTCGGGGGATCATTGTGGGTTCTGGGGTGGATTTCCTTGAGGCCCAGCCACCACTGCCACCGCCACCGGAGTGCGAGCATGTGTGCTCGGAGTGCGGCCGTCAGATCATCAATGACAGGTGGACGTGCCGCTGCCGTGGGATGCACATGCTCGTAATGGCAATGTGTCTCGGTTCTATTGGCGCTGCGGTCGCGGCCTGGGTGGTGGGGTTATATAGAGGATTCATGTGATAGCCATCAAGTACGACGAAAAGGATTACGCGGCATTCTCCGTGGCACTTGCACGGTGTACACAAGAGCTATTGGGCAAAGGAATGAGGGAGCGACTGTTGGCGCGTCGTCTGATCCGTACAGCAGGTCGACGTGATTCCCGTACAGGCTGGAGGCGGTTTCGGATGCCGCGCGGTAATGCGGTGATGGCTAGAACGCCGGAGCATCCCCACCGGCTTCGGTTGATGGAATGCAATCGGTGGGACTGATTGATCGGAGGTGACTATGCGAAAGCGACGAACATGTACCGACCGACGACGATTGTTCCAGCTAAGGGAACTGCGAGCGTGGTTGGCCGAAGTGGGAAGAGCAGAGCAAGGGAGTAGTAGGCAGAGTCATCTTGTGCTACTACACCCAGCGGTAGAATCGGGTTTGTTTGATTACGGAATGAGTTCGTGGGCAACAGTTGTGTTACGCGATGGCCACGAAATCGTAGAGGGCGGCCCTGGCCCAGGATGGGCTTTACCTTTCATGGTTGCGAGGAAGATATATCAGCGTCTCAGCAGGAAAGCACGAAAAGGAACCCAAGCATGAAAGATTTCTGGTTGGTTGTCCAAACATACCCGGATGTCCCGGGCGCTCAGCCGATGGTCATGGGCCCGCCGTGCTTGTCGTATGATGACGCATGCGAGGAAGCGATACGAATTCACTCGAAAGAAGACCGCTGCCCCGTGGTGGTAATGCACTCGGTGGCGATTGCCGAAGACCCGCCCGGTACCATTCCCCATATCCAAAGACCCTAACAAGGAACCCAAGCGATGCCAGATCCTATCGGCGCTGGTGGAAACGTTACGCTCTCCCCGGGCAACGGCAAACCATCGGGGAGCATTGTGTTCCAGCTAGCAGACGGACGTGAAATGATACGGTTCGACGACGACGGAAAGGTGTACGTTCGAGGTGAGCAGGTCGACGATAACCAGGGGATTTACTTTCACTTTCGACGGTGGCTGCAACTCGCTTACATCATCCCGCCCGATAAAAACTAAGTGCGAAAAGATGACCGACGCGAAGCCACCGAAATCCTTGCAGGAAATGGCGGACGAAGCGAGTGGCGACCCGTGGACCTGCCCGCGTTGCGGCTGTCGCGATTGGCGGGTAGAGAGTTCTTACACCGTTGCAAGCGGGAACCGGCGCCGTCGCCGGGTGTGTCGGCACTGTGGGCAGTCGTTGCTTCGGACGGAGGAAATTCCGAGGGAGAAATAGCTTTTTCAAAGGGAGGACGACATGGGACTTGAGGATAGTTTTCGTGAACTACGCGGCGTATGGTTTGATCTCCACGTGTCCAATTGGGGACCAGGCCGACAGTGGGAAACAGCAGAGCAAGATGATAAGCGAAAGGCGGACAACGCGAGTCTGCGGGCCAAATACGACGAAGACACTGAGGCCATTATACGTGGCTTGCCTCGCCCGATAGCGCCTCGGTGTGGAAACGACCTGCGAGGCGTACTGGGTAGGGAAGTAGAAGACGATGCCACAGATTGAAGTCATACAGATCGGGTCACCCGTCACGCTCTCGGACGATATCCCAGCGCGAATCATTGGCATCGAGATCAATGATAAGTGCCGCATAGCCTACCGATGTGTTTGGTGGAATGGCCGAACTAGAAATGAAGAATTGCTGGAACAATTCGAGGTTACCCGCACCGATGAAACGCAAGGCATGACCATCGGATTTCAGTAGTAATTTGGCAGTGGGCGCGTAAAAAGTCGCACATGTAGCAAGTCGCCCCTTCTTCTCTTGAGTTGCCTCCATGTAGTGTTATCGTGTAGGCATGGCAACTCCTACAACCATCGCCGAAGCGCTCGAGCAAGCCGCGCTCAGTCCGAAGTCTGCCGGCACAGACAAGGGGCGCGTTGAGAGTCACAGCATTAGCGACCTACTCGAAGCCCTTCGCTACGAATCGGCCCAGGCCGGTGCGTCGAAGAACCACTTCGGCCTTCGGCTCGTGAGGCTCGAAGCCCCGGGGGCCGGTTGATGGATCTTTGTACCACGATCGTTGTCTCGTCGACCGGCGTTTCGGAGGCCGTCAGTACTCGCAGTTCACGCCAGCCGGTGACGGTCGACATGGACACGCCTCGACCGGTCCGTGGCAGCTACGACGCCGCGTCTACCGGCGGCATGAACAAGCAACACTGGCTTGCCGCCGATGCTCTTGACGCAGACTCCGCCAACAGCAAGACCGTCCGCCAACGGATCTCCCAACGAGCCCGATACGAACTTTCCAACAACGGCCTAGGCAAGGGCATCCAACTCACCCAGGCAAATTATGTGGTTGGCCGAGGTCCCAAGCTGCGGATGCAAACCGGCAGCCCACGTTTCAACTCGATGGTTGAGGCCGAGTGGAAGAAGTGGGCCAAGGAAGTGAAGTTGGCCAAGAAGCTTCGTACGGTCATCAAGGCAAAGGTTTCAGACGGCGAAGCGTTCATCATCATTACGCAGAATCCGAAGATGCGCCACCGCGTCAAGCTCGGTTTGCGAATGGTCGAGTGCGAACAAGTCACGACGCCGTACCTTGGGGCCAACGAGTCGAACAAGATTGACGGCATCGAGTTTGACGAATATGGCAACCCGCTTTTCTACGACGTGCTCAAGCAGCATCCGGGCAGTCAGTGGAGCGGGCTGGGTCAAAAAGTGGAACGGGTGCCCGCCCGATTCATGCTTCACCTTTTTCGCGAAGACCGAGCCGGTCAACACCGCGGCGTCACGGAGGTCGCCCCGTCGCTGAATTGCTATGCGCAGGGCCGGCGGTTCCGTGAGGCGGTTCTTGCGGGGGCCGAGAATATCGCAAACTTTTCGGTGATGCTCAAAACGGAGTTGCTGCCCGACGATGGACCCGACATCGTTCGGCCCCTATCCACGCTTCCGATCGAGAAGGGGATGATGACGGCCTTACCGGCTGGCTACGACGCATTCCAGCCGAGGCCAGAGCAGCCATCAGCAACCTACACAGAGTTCACTCGCGAGCAATCAGGCGAGCAGGCGCGGCCGCTCAACATGCCGAACAACATCGCAAGGGCTGACTCTCAGGGAACCACGTTCTCCGGTGGCAGAGTCGATCATCTGACCTATTTCGTTTCGGTCGATGTTGAGCAACATGACATTGACGAGGACGGGCTTGATCCGCTTTTCGAGGTGTTCTTCGCCGAAGCTGTCGAACGGTTTGGTTGGGGCGTGCCGGCTGATCCACCACCGAATCACGGCTGGGACTGGCCCGAGAAGCCGGTCATCGACGAGGTCAAGCACGCCAACGCCAACAAGATCAATCTATCGGCCGGCGTTGCGGTTCTCCGTCGAGTCTACGCCCAGAGTGGCTTGGACCTCGAGGAAGAATTGCCCCGCATGGCCGAGGACTACGGCATCACGGTTGACGAGATGAGGGTCGCGCTCTTCAAGGCTCACTTTGGTGGCGGCGCATCTGCGACTGTCGAACCGCCTCCACTGCCTCCGTCGTCGTCATCGTCGTCGTCGACGTCGACTCCAACACAAGGCAGGAACCGGCTGCCGACTGCCGGCCGCAACGGGAACAGGCTGGCCCGCACATAAACAAACACACCATTTTGCGAGAGGTGCTTTCAAACAACTAAAAACTAGGGGGCTGCGATCAATCGCGGTCCAGGCAATCGGCAGGGCTGGCCAGCCCTTCGAGACGCCGCATACGTCGAGCCCATGCGGGGGAGCGAGTGATCGCCCCCCGTTTTTTTATTGGTGCTTGACGATGACCACGAAACGAAAACAACAGCGCAAGGAACGCCACCGATACCATCAATCTCAGCGTGCGATGATTCGAGCGGCGGCCGTGCAAGGCCCCATCCTAATGGAGGCCGTTGGCGTCGAGTGGATCACCGCCGCCGATGATGACGGCGAGGCGAAGCCCAAGCGGTTCTCGATGACCGCCTACACCGGCGGCCCCATGCAGGTCAGCAGCTACGGGCCGCCCGTCGTGATCGACCTTTCTGGCCTCAGGGCAAAAGCACCCATACCCATTCTTCGCGACCACGACCTCTCTCGCGTGATTGGCCACGCGGATGAGGTCACGATCGGCGACTCTTCTCTCAAGCTCGCTGGGGTCATTTCCGGGGCGGGTCCCGACGCGGCTGAAGTACAAGCTGCCGCCGGGAATGGGTTCCCATGGAAAGCCTCAGTAGGCGCGCGTCCCGACAAACTCGAATTCGTCGGCGAAGGTGTGGCGACGAAAGTCAACGGCAAGACGTTCACCGGCCCCTTGTACGTCGCGCGTAAGTCGACGCTGGGGGAAACCAGTTTCGTAGCAATTGGCGCTGATCGCAAAGCGACGGCGAAAGTAGCGGCGTCCGCCGCGCAATACAAGGAGACCGACATGGAATTTGACAAGTGGATTGAGGCTTTTGACGTTGACGTCGCCGAACTGCGAGAAGATCAACTCCAGCATTATCGGGCCGCGTACGACGCGGTAACCGAAGCTGCCAACGCGAAAGCCGCCGCCGCGAAAGTGGAAGCTGCCGAGTCTGGTGATCCAAAGAAGATCGAAGCGGCCGAGAAGCCGCCGCTCGTCGAGGCTCCCAAGTTTGACCTTGATGCAGTTGAGCTGGCGCACGCCCAGCACAAGACGGCGATCAACGCAACGGCCGCTGATTACCGCACAAGGGTTCCTGAGGTCGACTTCAACAAACTCTATGACGCCGCCATCAAGGGCGGCCTCGAAGCGCTGGCAACGGCGCTGAAAGACAAATGGGCTGCGCCTCGGTTGGGGGCGGAGTACATCGTGGCCGCTGCACAGTTCAAGGCCGACCTCATGGTTGCCGAACGTCCCAAGGGTCCGGGTATCCATAGTAGTAGCCAAGACGGAATTACCAATGACATTCTCGCCGCCGCCGTCTTAGCCACTGGCTTGATCGCGAAGCCCGAGGATCATTGTTCGCCCGAGCTGCTTGACGCCGCCCATAAACAGTTCCCCCATGGAATTGGCTTGCAGGAAATGATTGTCGCCTCGGCACGGGCGAACGGCTGGTCTGGCTATTCGTTCAAGCAGGATAGCACGGGCTGTATGCGACATGCGTTTGCTCCCATTCAGGCCGGTGGTTTCTCGACGGTCGCCATCACGGACATTCTCAGCAATGTTGCCAACAAGTTCCTCCTGGAAGGTTTTAGCTTCGTCGAGTCGGCTTGGCGGGAAGTTGCCTCGATTCGTCCCGTGTCGGACTTCAAGACGACGACCAGTTATCGACTCACCGGCGAGTCGACATACAAGCTAGTGCCACCGTCCGGGGAGATCCCCCACGGAACGCTCGGGGATGAGGCGTACACCAACAAGGCCGACACCTATGCACTGAGGTTGGCGGTTACGCGAACCGACATCATCAACGACGACCTTGGGGCCATTACCACAGTTCCACGCCGGCTCGGCAATGGTGGCGGCAGAACTCTGAATCACATCTTTTGGACAACCTACCTTGCCGCGCAGGGAACGTTGTTCACGGCGGGGAGATTGAACTACTTCGACGGCGCGGATTCGGCACTGTCCATCGACTCGCTCACGGAAGCGGAGCAGTTGTTTATGGACCTCAAAGACGCGGACGGCGAGCCGATTGGGCACATGCCCCTGATTCTATTAGTTCCGACCTCACTCAGCGCCTTATCGGCTTCGCTGTTCAACTCCACCGAAATCAGAAACCCATCAGCAACCGCGAAGTATCCGGTCAACAACCCGCACGCGGGCAAGTTCCGGCCGGTCGTGTCGCGGTACATGGGTAACAGCAGCTACACCGGCTACTCCGCGACTGCGTGGAATCTGTTGGCCAGTCCGCAGGAATTGTCGACAGTCGAGGTCTGTTTCCTTAATGGCCAACAGACCCCCATTATCGAGCAGGCCGATGCCGACTTCGACACCCTTGGCGTGCAGATGCGTGGCTACTTCGATTTCGGCGTCAACTCCCAAGACTTCCGAGGCGGCGTTCGGAGCAAGGGCGCCGCGTGAGGATATTCCAACTGAAAACTTTCGCAAGCATAAGGAGATAAGCCATGGCGCAAACGCCTAGCAAACGAGTCAGTGAGGGTATTAGGCTTCCCCATACGTTTTCTGCCGACGCAGCAGTGGGGGACGTAATCGAGGTTGGGACCGTTCCTGCACATGTGTCGGCGGCCGTGGACTTCAGCGAACAACCGATTGGCACCCTTGACTTTGGTGGCTGTTGGGATGTTCCGCAAGTCGCTGGAATCATCGCCGCCGGTGACGCCGTGTACTGGGACGCCAACGGGAGCCCCTACGGCGGGACGGCCCTTTCTGGCTGTGCGACTGGGACGGCCTCTGGCAACAACCTAATGGGACTGGCCGCACCTACTCAGCCGAATGGAACCACGGATACGGCCGCGACGGACAGCTATGTCCGTGTGATGATGACCGCTGCCAAGCGAACAAGCACGATCGCCGGAAGCATGACGGCCGACGACATCACGGGCAGCGATGCCACGTTGAACATTGCCGGACTGGCCGCTGCTCAAGGCGGACTGGTCTCGGTAACCGGTGGTGTATCCGCCACCTCTGGCCTCGCTGGTGGAGCTTCCTCGGTAGTGGGTGGCGTCGGTGGCGCTACGGGTGCCGGTGGAGCGGCAGTCGTGACCGGTGGAGCCAGTGGAGCGACGAGCGGCACTGGTGGAGCCGCGACCATTGCCGGTGGAGCGGCGGGTTCTGCGGCCGGTAACGCAATCGGTGGAGCAGCGAGCGTCACGGGCGGCATCGGTAAGGGCAACCTCGCCGGCGGTGCAGGGAGTCTCGTTGGCGGTGAAGGTGGCGCAACGGGCGATGGCGGTGGTGTCGCTGTAACCGGTGGTGCAACTGTAGCAGGCGCAGGTGGCACGGGTGGAGCCGTAACCGTTACGGGTGGAGCCAACGCCAACACAACCAATGGCGCTGGCGGTCCTGTTACCACGACGGGCGGTGCTGGCAAGGGTACCGGTGACGGTGGCGAGGTCGGGCTCGCCGGTGGTGCCGCTGCCGGGTCTGGCGATGGCGGTGCTGTTGTCGTGACCACCGGGACGTCTGGTTCTGGCGTTGCTGGCAATGTCCACCTTCGCGCCAAGGTGCTGGGCTACGTGGGAACTCCCGAAACGGCAACCGATGATGCCACTTTGACGGACGCTCAGATACTTGGTGGCATCTTGGTCGGCACGCCAACGGCAGCCGCGGCGTACACCATGCGAACGGGTACACAAATCGAAGCCGCGCTTGGTGGCACGTTGGCCACCGGCGATTACTTCGACTTGACGGTCATCAACCTCGGTGGCGCGGGCGACATCATCACCATGACTGGTGCGGCCAACATGACGTTTGTTGGCTGTGAGGAAATCGACGACGAAGGGGCCGACATAACCCCCTCCGGCACGTTCCGATTTGTTCGCGGGGCCGCAAATACCTTTGTGGCCTACCGTATCGGCTAGTCATTCGAACCACACGCCGGGGCCGTCATCGACGGCGGCCTCGGCTTTCGACAAACGAAGGGAACACCGTGGACGACTTGATGCAGGAGTTGAACGCGATCCAGAACGCTTCCACTCTCAGTTGTGACTACCGAAAAACCATTGCCCTATTGCGTGCGCTGAAGGCCGGCACGGTGTCACTCGACAATGTGACCTTGACAGAAGATGGGTGGACCGTGGCGGAGGGCGATCTGCCGGGGGTCGCCGTCGCAGACGCTGCCGAACCACTGGAAGAAGTCGAATGAGCTGGTTTTCCAATGGGTTAGCCTGGGCGGTCGATACGCTGGCCGACGCGGCGGGTGACCCGGTCACGCTATCGCGGGTGGACGACACGACCCCGATAACGGCGATCGCGGTGGACAGTGGCGATGACGCGAGCGGCGACACGGCGGTATCGAATTACTGGCACCGCGAGTGGCTTATCAAACAAGCGGATTACGTGATTGACGCGGCTGTGGTGACCCCGCAAGCCGGCGACCGGATCACGGATGCCAATAGCGACGTCTGGGAATTGATGCCCAGAGGAAAGGACCCGCCGTTAGTGCCTCACGCGAGCGGCTATGCGTGGGTGGTCAAGACGAAACGAATTGTGAGTGGGTGAGATGTTTGGTGTGCAAACACGAATGACCGCGACGCCGAAACGGGTTGACAAGGCTGTGGGCAAAGGAGCCTATCGCAGCTTCTCTCATGCGGCTCCAAGCATTCGCAAGGCAGCCATCAAGAGCATCCGTGGGCGCCGCAAGCCCGGTCCGCCGGGTGGTCCTATTCGCACGAAACCTGGCAAAGGCGGTGGCTTGGCAAGGCGTGCGATCCTCTACCAGGCTGACAAAGAAGGCGCCGTGATTGGCCCCGTAGCGAGCAAGATGGATCAAGCGATGGAAGTACACGAGCACGGAAAAAGACGGGGCGGCGTGCGATTCCCCAAGCGGCCGACCATGGCGCCGGCATTAGGACGAAACCTAGCCCGATTCCACCGCGAGTGGAAATGGGCGATTTCATAGGAGTGTGAACGATGGCGAAAAAACGAGCAGGCTGGGAACGCATGATCTACCGCGATGCGGCGGGGACAGACCCAGCGACAACGCTGATCGATACGCACGTCGGCGATATCAGCATCACGCACGGCCACGAGTACTACGAAACAACTGATCGCGGTGATGGGACGGCTGTTCCGAAGAAGACGGAACAGTTGGTGAAGTTTGCCGCGGAGATTACCTTCACCATGCAGTACGAAGATGGCGAGGCCCACATGGTAGCGATTCTCGCTGCCTCCCAAGCTGGCACTCCCCTTTCGTTCATGATAAAGCGGCGCGACGGTGGCGTGGTGGAATTCGACGGGGATTGTTATATCGACTACGAGTCCTCCGCTGAATTGACCGGTGGCCAGGACGTAACGTTTACGCTCCATCCGACGCAGGATGGCGGGCGTAGCTGGACCTTCACCTAATAGGAGGCGGGCATGGTTCGCATAACGAAACCCACCTTGCGGCAATTGAACGCCGCAGTGGGCAAACTGGACGTGGATACGGGAAAAGTATTCACGGGGTTTATCGGGCGGCTCCACATGGACGATCACCTATGGCACGGCGAGTTGCACTACACGGAAGTCGGCGACGAACCGCCAGAAGAAGAAGTGTCAATCCAGGCAATCCTTGCGCCTGACGAAGTTCCAATCCTTTCGCCTGACGAATCAGCCGGCGAAAGTTATACGGAGGAAGAATAGATGGCAACGTATAAAGTCACAATGGGCGTTCAAGGGTCCGGCCGGTCGCTGACTAAAGATATCAGCTACGAAAACACGGGGGTTTCCATGATTGATGGTGAAACTCTCGCCACCGCCAGTGATGACGTGGAGATGGCTTTCACGCTCGACTTCTCGGAATGCAAGGCTTTCTACCTCGTATCCGATCAGGATGTGACGTTTGATACCAACGCAGCAGACCCGGGACACGATGACCAGATTGCTTTGTTGGCGAACGTACCTTACCTCTGGCACGAGACGTCATACCACACGTTTCTGATCGGCACGGACATCACAAGCGTGTTCATTTCAAACAACTCCGGCTCAACGGCAACCATCTACTGTTTGGCACTAGCCGACCCGACGCCGTAAAGGGACGATGCTATGCCATACGCGCAAGCGTTGCGAACGTTGGTGTTTCCGGGCTATTCGTTTTGCGATCAATCGGCGCGCGTTAGCTTCGAGTCGCCGTTGTCGTTCACGAAAGCGATTGCGGCGTTGGCAGCAGCTCAGTGTGATGGCACGCTCAGCACACGCACCGATAACGATACCGGCATAGTTACGCTGGCCACCGGGCACGGCATCGAAACTGCCGACGTAGTTGACGTTTACTGGGTGGGTGGCATCCGTTACGGAATGGACGCCACCGTCGCCGCCAACGCGGTAACGGTCGATGGCGGGGCGGGCGACAATCTGCCGGCTGAGGATTTCGCTATCGCGGCCGTCGTGGAACAAAGCGACTGGGAAATCAACTTTGACGGCGACGATGCCCGGTTCGTTGCGGTGGTGTATCGCAATCCGAGCGATACCGGAGCCAAGGCCCATGTAGATCTGATCGATGCCGGAACGGCGACGATCGAGGAACTGGACCTTGTCCACGAAACGGCCAACGGCGGGGTCAATCAGGTCACAAACATTTCGGCCGGTGATGCGAACGTCTACACGGGAAACCGAATCACGGCGGGCAAAGTCTCGCACGATTCACAATTTGCGGGGATCGTCTATGTGCTCGTCGGGCTCGTGGCGCCCTAGTTCATCCTGCCGACCCTGTGTCCGGCAGCCCTCGCGCTCCATCGGTACCCGAACCGGTGGAGCGTTTTTCCTATCGGGTTAGGAGATTAACAGTGAGCAAATTCCGCGACGATCAGGGGCTTGACTGGCGGCTGGAGTTCGATGGCTTTCTACTCGACCGCGTCGAGAAGGAAGCACACGTTGACCTGGCGGACTTGTCGGCCGGCGGTCTACTGGCTGTTGAGCGGGACGCCAAAGCCTTGATTCGCGTGTTGGCAGTCGCGTGCGGTGAACAGCTCAAGGAACGAAGTAAGTCGGCCGCCGAATTCCAAAAGCATATTCGTAAGGACGCCATCACGCGGGCACGGGAGGCGGTGATGGAGGCCCTCGCGGATTTTTTCCCGGAGAGCGAATGGTCCGCGATTCAATCGAGCTTGACGACGCGGAAGAAGACGAAGAGCCAGACAGAGGAGTTGATAGCGCTGGCACCGGGCTTTGCGGCTCTTCCGGAGGACATGCGACGGGAGTTGATGGAGGAGGGTCTGGCGGAGGCTCAGCAAAAGATGGCGGAGGCTGGGAGTTCGCCGTTATCGCCGGGAGACGTGTCTGCATCCGACCAGGATGCCACGCCGCCGACGCCTGCCGACGCCTCGCCGGAGAGTGTCGAGTCAGCCCCCGAGGACTTGCCCTCCGAGACCTCTGGCTGATGGCGATTGCCGCGCGCGAATCGCGGCGAGTGCTGGCCCTCGACGTGCGGACGATGGTGTGGCAGGAAAAGAAATTTGACGCGGAGCGATTCGTAAAAACAGGGAAGCTGGCCGAGTACAAAAAATATCCGTTGCCAGACACGCCGCAGATGCGGGAAGCGCTGGAAGCGGCCTATCGAGAAAAAGAGCGACAAGCCGGGAGGGGCTGATATGCCGAGCAGAGCGGACGTGGAAGCAGGCCGTGCATTTGTACGCTTGTACCTGAAGAACGACATGAGCCGCCAGCTTGTGCGAGCCTTGAAGGCTGCACAGGCGAAGCTACGTCAGTTTGGGCAATCCGCCATGGCGACTGGGAGGCGGGTTGCGCTTGCAGGGGTGGCGATGGCTGCTCCCTTCGCTTTCGCCACAAAGTCGTTTGCCGACTTCGACAACGCGATGCGGAACGTCTCTACGATGCTGGACAGCCCGTCTCAGTTCATGCCGAATTTTCGGCAGGGCGTCAAGGATATGTCGGTCGAGTTTGGCAAGGCGAAAGGCGATCTTGCTGCCGGCCTGTACGACATTTTATCGGCGACTGTCCCGCCAGAGCAAGCGATGCAACGCCTGGCGGCGGCGGCTAAGCTCGCGGTCGGGGGCAATGCCGAAGTCGCCGACTCGGTGTCCGTGCTCAATACCCTGATGGAAACCTACGGCGACTCGTTCACTGATGCTGCCGATGCGTCTGACTTTCTTTTCGCCATCATCAAGCGAGGCCGCACAACCTTGCCGGAGTTGGGGCAGAACCTTGGCAAGATCCTTTCGGTCACCGAGGCTGCCGGTATGTCGTTCCGGGATATGGGTGCCTCCACGGCGCTCTTAACCAGGGCTACCGGCGGGACGGAGACCGCCCTGACGGCGTTGCAAGCGATCTCTGCGACGTTCCTGAAACCGGAGGCCGCGGGCGCCGCACTGTGGGCAAAAACATTCGGCGATGAACTGGACACCACCACGCTAAAGGCTATCGGCATGACGGGCGTGCTGGAACGCCTGAGCAAACTAGACCCAGGGGATGTCGCGAAGATCTTTCCGAACATCCGCGCTCTTCGCGGCATCTTTCCCGCGATCGCCAAGATGGAGGGGTTCGGTGATGACCTTGACGCAATGGCGAATAGGGCAGGCAACGTAGCAGTGGCGTTTGAGAAAATGAAAGGGCCGTTGTTCTACTGGAATCGAATGAGAGAGCAGGCTAAAAACGTCAGTCTCGCGATCGGCGAAGCGTTGGCTCCGAACCTCAAGCGGATGTCTGAATTCCTGGCCACATCCGCACAATCAGCTATCAAGTGGATCAAGGCAAACAAGGGGATGGTGATTGCTGCCGCAGCTACCGTGGCCGGAGTTGTCGGACTTGGTGTTGCGCTGATGGGATTGGGTGCCACGGCGCACCTCGCTTCGATCGGCCTCGGTGTCTTGGCGACAATTATCTCGGTAGTTACGTCGCCGCTCGGTATTCTGGTTGCCGCAATCGCAGGGGGGGCAGCGGCATGGTTCGCGTTCAGCGAGAGCGGCAAGCAGGCATGGACATCGCTTCGCACCACCGTGATGCCCATCATCGAGACGCTCAAGGCAGCTTTCGGCGGAATCAAGGATGCAATCTTAGCGGGCGAGTGGAAGCTGGCTGGCAAGATCGCCATGGCCGGGCTGAAGCTGGCTATCCTGCAAGGTCTGTCCAAAATTGTATCGGCGTTTCCTGGAACCTTCAAAGCGATTGCCGGCATCACGGGCATGGCCCTGGACGGCCTTGTAAAGATGTTCGGCGAAGCGATCACGCTGCTCCAAGGCCAATGGAACGCATGGGGAAAGCATGTTCTTAATACCGTCGTCGCGGTCGCCGGCGCAGTCATGGGTACATGGCAAAAGGCAGTCGCGGGTATGGCGAATTGGATGCTTGAAACATCGGCCAAGGGGGGCGTGATGGGCAAGGCCATGTCCAAGGTGCTCGGCGTGGACATGGGCGAAGAGCAGTCGAAAGCGGAGTTGGCGGAACGCGAAGGCCGTAAGGCCCGTTTGCCCGTGTTTGAGAAGACGGAACAAGTTCTGGAACAGAGAATCGCAGCGGGCGGTGACACGCAATCACAAGCGGCGAACGTCAAAGCGTTAGATCTCATTCGCGCACAAATAGCGGATATCAAGGCTGGTGGTTCCGGTACGGCCGACAGTGCGCCTGTCGACGTGCTTGCCGATGCTCGAAGCGATATAAAGCGAATCACAGAACAATGGGAAGCCGACACCAAGGCGGGACTTGCCAACGCCGCCGGGGCGGCAGATGCCTTTATACAAAACCTGCCGGACGGTTTGGCGACCGACTTCGAGGGAGCATTGGAGGGGTTTGTTCAGTCACTCGAATCAGGCCAAGGGGTTGAAGCCGCGGCGAAAGAGTTGGCGGCATTACGTAGCCAGGCAGCCGAGCGCAAAACTGAAGCCGAAATAGCAGCAACACCCGGGGCCGAAACAACACCCGATGGGGCTCCTGCGGTTGGCGGCGGTGCCTCTGTGGTATCGGCCGCCCCCAGCGGTGTGGCCCTGACCGCGACCTATTCAGCCGCGGCCGCGCGAATCGCAGGATACCAGGCCGGCGGCCCCGAGAAAAAGATGGCCGCCGGGATAGACCGCATTGCCGAGAACACCGCAAAGCTGCTGGCGGCAAACGAGCAATTCCTGGCAGGGTGGAAGGTGGCATAGTATGGCGTTGACATTTGCACCCATCACCGGTTCCGACCAGACGCTTGACCGCGATTCGTTGACGATTGTTCGTAAGTTTCGGACCGAGGGGACGCTGCCGTATGCTGGCGGCGGTGATGCGTTCGACTTCGTAGCGACGCTGGTGATGGGGTTCATCAAAACGAACTATCCGACGTACGGGACACCAATGGGCACGCTCTTCTGGAATTCCATCCAGTTGCACGAGTCGTACTACGCTCAAACGTACGAAATCAGCGTGACCTATTCGCCCTACAACAAGCAGACGGGGACCTATCTCGTTCGCGTCGAGCACGCGGCCGGAACCGCCAAAGCGACGGCCGGAGAAAGAATCGCAGGCTATCCGGCAGACATTGGTTACCCGGGCGAGAGCGCGGGAAACAACGAAGGTGTGATTTTCGACGGTCAGGAAGTTGTCGGCGTTGATGTCCCGTTCAATCAAACGCGAATCGTGATCTCATACCGGCACCCGCAGATGTTTTTGAACCACACATATCTGCGAGCCGTCGGATCACTGGTAGGTCATCCAAACAACGATACGTTTCTCGGGTACGACCCCGGTGAAATCGCATACGCGGGAGGCAACGCGACGGAATCGGAATGTGAGGCGTCGGCGGAATACGCGTTTGAGGTGTCGCGTAATGCCATCGATCTGGAAGTCGGCGGCATCACGATTGCAGAGAAGAAAGGCTTTGACATCGTCTCGCCGGTCTACAAGTGGGACACGGACGAGGATACCGGAGGAACAAAACGGGCGATTCATCCGATCGACTATATCGAAATCATTCGTCCACGCGGGCGCGAATGGCGAGACTACGTGGACGTGTTTGGATGGGGTGGGCCATGATGCGACGCTACCGCAAGGGAGACACGTTCCGCCCACCGAATGCGGCAGAATCGGCCGTCAACGCCGATGCTCTTGAGGGCTTCCGGCGCCGTCCGCCCGTGCCGCAAAATCCGTTATCGCGGGGATCCAAAATACTCGTCAAAACACACGTGGACGGCATCCCGGCCAGGGATGGCACAACCATCTATTCGGCGATCTGCACACGGTGCGTCGAAACGTCCACTGCTGAAGAAAAGACGATCCTGGAAACGGACGAAGAACTTGAGGTCTTCAATCTTGAAACCGCGTCCGTCGGGGGAGGGATTTATGTCCAGACCGGACTGACGCTGCATGGCACTCGATGCGCTGAGGCGGTGGCAGGTGGACATCGGGTAATTGATTTCAGCGTGATTTCCGCCGCCCCCTTTGTCGACGAGGAGCTTCCTGTCTGTACTGCGGTCCTGGCTTCGGTGGAAAACATATCGTGCGGGACTAGTACACCCGCGATTGGCGAAGAGGTCATCGTCTGGGACCCTAGTAATTGCTGGTTTACGATACCGTTAGATTTACTATACGGCGCCTCCGGCACTGCTGTCGAGATGGCACGGGTTGGGGATTGGCCCACCCTCAACGATTGTCTGGATTATGGAACGTTGATAGGCCCCTGTTGGTGGAAGGTCACCGGGCTTTGTTGCACGGAAAATATCTATGGCCAGTGATCCGCAAGAATCGCAAGGTCCGGATCAATGTCGCGGTTCCCTCCGCTGTCGCGAGTTTCACGACTCCTCAGTCGGCAATCTTGGAGGGCACTACAACTGTTGCTGTTGCGAGCCTTGCAACAATGTTCGGCCATTCATGGCAGCCTGGAAACCGGGTGACGAGCATGAGTGGAATGTATGTTGCAACTGCGCTCCGCGACTGATCTACGCACGATTTGTGCCAGACGATCTTGATGGCGATTGCTGCATCACGGCCGGCGTGCCTATGTGGCATGGTGTAGGCGATCTCGATGTTGTCGATGACTTCCACTCTGTTTATAGAGGCACGCTGTTCTCGATTGGGATCAATATCGAGTTAGGGCAGGTGGGTGATGACTACGGGGAGGAGTGCGGTTGGAAGATTGCGCTGGAACGAAAAGACCATGCCTTTTTGCCCGACGTGGACCATTCGTCGATTGTACCGATAGACCATGACGCAGTGACATGCCTGGAAGTTCCGGCGATTTCCGTGGCTTGCACCGGGCCGGACGGCTGCGAGGGAACGCTTTCATTGGAAAACGTGCCGATCGCGAAGTTGCCGTACATTGAGCGGGAAGACGTTGTTGCGTTTGAGAGTCATCGCCCTCTCCCCGAATATGATCCTGAGTGCCAGGATGCTTATGGACTGCCCGCAGACATTCCTGAATGTGATCCTGAGTTCTACGATCTCGATCCGCCTTGCGGTCATCCGGCAGTGCTGGTTGACGGAGAGCGTTGGTTGGAGGATTTGCCTCAATACCAGTGGGACGATAGTGAGACTGCGCGATCGGTGTACTGGTCGATGGATTTTGAACGCTGGGTGATAGGTGAAGAGTACGCGGAGCCTGTTGCCTACGGGCCTGCTGATTATGCCGACGGCGAACCGTATGGTGTCTACTTCGACGATCCTGATTGTACTACCGAAGAGGAATGTCCCTATGCGGAGACTGTAGAAGTGAGTCTCGATCCCTACGGGCAGTGCGTGCAGGTTTGCTCTCGGTTGCAGGAACGGCGGGTCAACCGAGAGATTCCCTGGAACTGCATGGAATGGCGGTGGTTCGACGACAGTTACGTAGATCCTTACAGTAGCGAGCTGGTTCTCGTGCGCGGCTGGCGGATTATAGATCCACGTACTGACATAGAAGAAACGCTTTTGCTGGAAGAGGACCCCGAACGTCGCTGTCAAGTAAGGTCCGACACCGGATCAGCACTCATCGAGGTTGTCGGTGGTTGCAGTTGCGCGCTTGTCGTTTCATTGGCCATCGGCGGATCTTCGGCCCAGTTCAAATGTGGGTTTTGCCAACGGTGGGACTATTTCTGTGGTACCTGTCGTTGTATTCCCGCGGAGCTTTGCGTGGCGTTCTTCGACGGAGAGGCTTTTTACCCTAATCTCATTCTGACGTGGGACGAAGTAGAACGCCGTTGGGGCGACGCATACGATCTTCTTCAGATCGCGATCACCAAAGACGAGGTACTTGGTTGTGTGATTACCCCCGTCCTTTCTTTTGAATGGACGCCTCCTAAATCACCTGTTGTTCACGATTGCGGCGATGAGTTTACGTGGGAAGGCAAACAGATACAATCAACTTCGTATATTTTGAATGCTGATTTCCAGGGGACGCGGGATGTCTACGGTGAAGAGATGCCTGTGTCGATCAGTATTGGTTCGCTGGTGCCGCATTGTGACGTCGGACCATGTCCGAATCTTCCATGCGACGATCGTTGCAAGTCAAATCCTAAATCTGTCACTGCCACGATCGAAGTATTTTTTTACGAGCTTCTCTACGAGGAATTGCCCTACTCCGAAGAGCTGGGTAATGCGTATATCAATCCGTACAACTCGGGGTATTGTTCGTTTTCGGTCGAGCTGTACTACGAACGGCAGGTGACGGCGCTTGGACCCGGCGGCGGCTTTGAGGTTGGGTGTGGCTATGAAGGCTGGTATCTACCTGGCGGGGTTGATTGCGGTGTGTACCATATCACCTACACAATGGGACGTATCGTTATCCAATTTCTAGGACAGGATGCCACGACAGATGACGCGATGATTGTTGAGGAATGCGATCCGTTCTACGCGTCCACCAGCGAGGATGATCCGGTTTCTGAAACGCCGGAGGGGTGGTTTAACAGTGAACACTGGCCACACTTCCCCCAGGGGTCGGGAGCAAATATACGGAGATGCCTGGGGTGTCCGGAGTGGGCGACAGTCCTCTATCGCGTGGTGATTACAGAATGAGCAACATATCCCCTGAAAGTCACGATGAGATGTTAGGATGTGAACGATTTGCTGGTACCCCGTCCCTTCGTGAAATCTGCGAGGGTCGTCGTCTAGATTTGACTTTGGATCGGATAAACGAGTACCGACAACGTTGGAGACTGCCACCACTGAAAGAAGACGAGGTGCCTCCTCGGCAGATTCCCGTTAAGTCGCGGTCGATTCACAAGTCGGGAGCAACACCGCAACGGCGCTCTAGTAACGGCGAGAAACCCTGCACTGGCTGTGGTGGTGGTAAAAAACAAACACAGCGAACACCTCGGCTCAATGGCTACGGGCCTGGAAGCAAACTCCTGGAAGACTTTTCGCGAGCGGGTGCGCCTCATTGCGAGGAGTGTCTTGAACTGGCCGCCAAGATGGATGCTTGGGGGAAACAGGGTTGCGAAGAGCACCTGGACGAGATTGTCGAGGAAATTCTGCCACGGGCTCAGGAGTGGATGGAGGAAAATCGGCCATGGGTTCGTAAGTTCCTCCGTGCTTCTCTTACTGAAGGTATAGCCTTGAAGATAGGAGTGCGAAGGAAAGTCCAGGCGGCTATCCGCAAAGCAGATTCGCCTAACAATAAGAGACACAGAAAGAAGAAAAGTAAAAGGCGCGCGCGTGGAAGTGTTACTGTCGACCGCAAGGGCTTCCCTTCCGGAATGCATTGGGCTCGATCTTTTCAGCCGACAAACGGCACGCCGGACTTCATCACCACTGACCAATTGACAACGGATACACTGTCGCTAATTCCGAAATTGCCGCCCGACGTCACGATGGTTGTCGGGAGTGCTCGTTCCGGATTGATTCCCGCATCGTTGGTTGCCATGATGCTGCACCTTCCTATGACAATCGTCAGAAACCGTCTGGGCGATTTCGTTCCGGCGGGACATGGTTGGAGGATGCAACAAGGAGCACCAAAGAAGCAAGGGAAAATACTGGTCATCGACGACACAACGATGACGGGCAACAGCCTGCTTCGCATGAAGCAAGTGTTAGAGGACATGCCCGGTGAGAAAATATGGGCATCCGTGTATTGCAATCCGGCCGCTGTCAACAAGCCGGACTTGTGGGCGGTTGATCTGCCGTGGCCTCATCTGTTGGAATGGAATCTTTTCAATTCGGTGTTGCTCGATTCGTTCGCTTTGGATTTCGACGGTATCCTATGCGAAGATTGTCTTCCGGCGGATGATGACGATGGACCTAGATATGAGGAGTTTTTGCAAGCAACACGTCCGTTGTATCTGGTCCGAAAGAAGGCGATCAGTCTAATCGTGACTGCCCGGCTGGAGAAGTATCGACCGCAGACGATGGCCTGGATGGATCGTTGGGGAATCAGTGCCAAGAAATTAGTGATGGGCCCCTGGGAGGATATTCAAGATCGTCGACGTAGCGATGTAGCTGAATGGAAAGCAAAGTCACTTGAGCGATTTCTCTCCAAACGCGACCGTATTGCGCCAAAGTTCTACATCGAAAGTGCTCCCAAGCAAGCAGAGCGGATCGCCGAATTGACCGGACGCCTTGTCGTGTGCCCTTCAGCTAAGCGTTGTTTCGGAAAAGCGAAACGATGACTGATGTACCAAAGGAGAATTATATGAGCTTCAAAACCGAGACACTATTAACATTGACACTGCTCTTTGCCACTCTTTCTGCCATATTTGGGGTCATTGCGGTAATTGCAGCATTCATTAGCATGTGCTGGGTAGTTCCATGAGCCGGACCATAACCATCGTTGCCAAGGGCCCAACGGCTGTCCACGCTCAGAAGTGGATTGATGCCTGCCCCGGCTCGGATGTTGCAATCATCAACGAGGCCGGGCTTGTGTTGCGGAAAAATCAGCCCATCCGGTTTGCGTTCTTCTGCCACGCCGGGTTTGTGAAAAAGATGCGGCCACTGTGGGGGCGGGTCGATTGCTTCGTGTCCCCCTCCAAACTACTCGGCCCGGAAGAACTGCCCGCCGATTTTCCGACTTATAAGCGAATGCGGTACGCCGGCAATTCGTGCGGGCCCCGGAAGCTACGCGAGCGACTCATGAGCGGGGGCGTTGCACATCACCACACGATCGCGGCGGCCATGAGTTGGTTGGCCAAGATCGGATACAGACGAATTCGGATAATCGGCGTTGGAGGCAAGGGGTACGCCCCAGGCTTTGCGGGCAAGCCCAAGCTGCCTCCGGATATGTCGCTCTATCCGCGAGTTGAGAAAATGCTGGCCACGTTACTCGGGAACTTGTACCGAACGAAAGTCGAGTGGTACCATGCGAGCAATCATCCCCGCAAAAACAAGTAGCACACGGGTGCCGGATAAGAACTGGCGGCCGTTTCACAATCAATCGTCACTCGTCGACCTCAACATCGAGGCGCTGCTTGGCGCGGGGCTCGCGGCGGCCGACATTCACGTTAGTTGCGAGGACGCCGAACGGCTGGAGCGTCTCGCCCGATGCTGGAATGTGACGCCGCTTCTGCGTGACCCCGCGCTATGTCCGAACGACGTGCCGCTTACGACGTGGATACGGACGATTTGCGCCCAACTGCCCGGCGATGATGATCTAATCTGGTCGCAAGTCTGCGATCCACTTTTCGCCGAACACAAAACTGTCATTGACAAATGGCCCGTTTCGAGAGCGGTGGGGTACGATTCGTTGTGTGTCGTTTATCCGCTCAAGGCGTATTTGCTCGACGAGCAATTGCACCCAATCGGTTGGCAGTGGGGAGAGTGGCATACGCCAAGCCAAGATCTGCCGACGCTCTACACGTTTCCTTTCACGCTCTCGATTCTCACCCGCGATGCCATCGAGCGCACCGGCTACCATGTTGGCGCGCGCCCCTCTTGGTACGTGTCGCGCGGCGATTCGCTCGACATCGACACGCCGGCTGACTTTGAGACGGCACGCCACACGTTCGCGGAGAAGCAAAATGCCCGCTAAACCAAAGGAGATCGCGATGCCCAATAAATGCACTTGCAATTGTTGTCATGCGCCTTTTATGTCCGATGACGTAGGGGTGTTTGTACCTGGCCACCCCGATCACGACGGGCTGTGTGTGAAATGTCATACGAATCCGGCGTGGCAGGAACGGCTCCGGACATTTGGCAGGGAGGCCGCCGCGGCACCGGTGCCGCCCGGAAAACACGATGATGGGGAATGTGAATGCCCATGAACGCTAAACCACACGTCTGGATTATCGGATTTCCTCGTTGCGGTTCGGCCAGTCTCTGCGAAGCTCTTCGCATTCTGGGATGGAACCCGATTCACAATCCGCGAAATTGGGAACAGCTAGAGGAGCATAACGCGGCCGGCGATGTGATGATTACGGCTCATTGGCGCGAGCTTGATCGTATGTTTCCCGGTTCGCGATTCATCTTGAATACCCGATTGTTCGACGGCTGGGCCAGGAGTCTGAAACGAATCCCCGGATTCTGGATATCCGGATATTTCTATGACCGATATTACCGACAGAAGGTCTACGGCGGCTGCAATCCGGATGACATCCGTGGACTCGGAGAAATTTGGGAACGTCACCACAAAAACGTGAGGGATGCGATTCCGGGCGACAGGTTGCTTGGATTTCCGCAGCCGTTTGCGTGGGAGTCGTTGTGCGAATTCCTTGGAACGCCGACTCCAGACCGGCCGTTCCCCTGGCTGAATCGTGCGTCCAATCGTGATGCCAAGATCAGACTTGGGTAACGGCTACCCGCCAGCCAGGATCTGGCACAGGATTGCAAGCAAGTCCAGTCCAACTAGGATCAGCATCCCGAACAACACGAGACCATAGCCGGCCACCAACATCGTGATCCCATAGCCATCTCTCTTTTGACCTATCTCAGTCAGAACCTGTTGCCACTGGAGCGTGATGGCGTCGACGTTTTCGGCGAGTCGTTCTTCGTAGTCATCGGGCATGGCTTGCACCTCGTTCCTTCTCCCCAGGCCCTTGGAGATCCTCCCGCATGGATTGTATGCCGTAGTACTCCAGGTCAATCCCGGCACTGTACAGATAGCGCTCTGCTGCTGTACAGCCCCTATCAAACTTGATCAGCGCGTCCCTGACGGCGCGCTGATCAAGTGGGCATACTAGGCCATCCTCATCGCAGCTTTCTCCGCGAGTATGGGCGATAAACAGAAAGCCGAGACTCAGACCGACGAGCAGCAGGCCGAGAAGAGCCGCTATGAAGAATCGGTTCTGTTGTTCCAGACGCTTGACGCGATGTTCGAGAGTCATGGCCTAATCTCCCCTCGCTCTTCCTGCCCTGTTCCCAGCATCCTACCCCGAAAGCCCGTCCGTTGCAAGATTTCCCCGCCCGCCCGTGGTAAACTAGGCAAACCACCCCCCTAAACCGGACCTATTTGGGGAATCTCTCAAATTATATCCGAATTAGGGTTGACGTGTTGCCGAAAACGGATATAATGAGGGTATGACAAGGAAACAACCACAAACGAAAGGCGAAACGATGAAACCCGACTGGATCGAAACCACAACCTCCCGCCTTTTGGCTGCCGGTCGCCGGTCCGGTTACTTCGCCGACATGATCGACGATGCCAAGGAGTTCGAGCGTGAGGGATACGTGTGGGACGTTGCTTTAGCTCTGTCCGCCGCATATTGGACCACCTAACCGAAAGCCGAAACGCCCCCCGGGGCGTCCGGCGGGACTGGCCTCCCGCCGCTGACAAGGCAGGCCGAAACCTTAACCAGGAGCGAAACGATGTTATGCAAGAACGGAAAGCAGCTTGCAGTGGGTGAGACGGTTGACGTTTACGAAGACCCTCTCACAGAAGAACGACTTGAAGGCAGGGCACGTATCACGAAAATTCATGCTGTGCGCGGTAACGTTGCGTGGTGTGAAGTACGGTTCAAGGGAGAAGGCCTGGCTTATCCTCGCCAAATCTGTGTTTACACCGCAGAAGAGCGGATACGTCGTGTCTAGCCTCCCGCCGCTGATGAGGCAAGGCCCAACTCTAACCAGGAGCGAAACGATGAGTAAGTACGCATTGGAAATGGCAGACGGCAGTGGGATCAGCGAAATCGTGGCCGACAACGACACGGATGCCGAGGCGGCTGCGTTGGCTCGATTCGGCGAGGAGGCTGTCGCGGCCGACCAATGGGACGCCGACGGGACCAATGATGACGGCGACCCGATGGAGCGGCTATTGATTTGGGACAGCGAAGAAGACTCGATTGACGACCCAGGGGCCAATGCGGTCGCGCAATTGACTGTGGTGCGGATCTGACTCCAGGAGTTCCTTTCACTAACCCAAGGAGCGAAACGATGACTGAACCAACACACGAGGGCATGGGAATTTACCGCGTCCGACACATCGAGACGGGAGCAGAGGCTGAGTACGAGTGCCTCGACGAGGGCTGTGCACGGTTGCTCGCGGCCGGTGACCATGGCGGAGATCCCGAAGACTGGGAGCAAGTCGACTAGCCCCAGGATTTCCTTTCTCTAACCCAAGGAGCGAAACGATGGTAAGCGACGGCGACTGGACTGCAATCAAGCTCGAAATGGACCAATTGCGAGACACTGACGGCACGCTCATGACGGATGCCATCGTAGTAGAACTACAGCGCATCGGCCTAGGCGACGATGAACGCGCGGCTGCGGCCCGGCTGTGCGAGACTGCCATTCTACACCGCGCCGAAGAAATGCCGGAGCATGATGCGATTGTACGAGTGATCCAAGGCTAGCCGCGGGAATCGAAACAAGAAAGGACCCCCATGCCAACCAAACCCCAACTCGCCGCACAAATCCAGGCGGCACGAAAGAAGGCCGGATTCAAGACGCTGTACGCGCTCCACAAGGAAACCGGGACCAGCCTGGCCACGCTCCAGCGCGTCGAGAGCGGCGAGAGTTCGCCGACTGTGAAGACGCTGGAGAATCTTATGAACGCGATCGGCTGGGAGGTGGAGGTGACGTTCCGGCCGGCGCGGAAGAAGAAGTAGCGACATTTCCGCGCAAACCCCAATCAGCCAGCTTCCGTATAAGGTATAGTACCAGTAGACAGGGGGACGATACTGACCAGGGGCAGCCGCGGAGGTCGCCGTGTTGCCCCGCCCCACGATCCTGATCGTCGATCCCGACAGTCTGAGGATCCTCGACCGCACCGCGGGCACCTCCTGGCGGGCTGGCGAGGACGTCATCGGCACCGACCTGATCGACGGCGTGGCCCACCACGAGCGACAGGCGGCGAGGCAGGCGATGCTCGGGCATGCTCACCAGGCCTACCTCGGCACGTCGAATGTGAGCGTCCATCGCGACCGAGTTGGCTGGACCTGGCTCGTGAACACGTCCCGCGACGGCCAGCGGATCCGGCTGGATGCCACGCCGCTGGATACCCCGCCGATCTGGCGGGTCGTCGTCCACTCTTCGCACGGCGATTCTTTGCCCGTGATCACCACCCCTCATCGCCACCGTGCAACCCAGGTCGCCCATCGGATAAACACTGGCCGGCTAGCAGAAGTGGGCCTCGAAGCCGAGGTCATTCGGCTAGGCTAGTTCCTCTGGGTGGTACTATCGCGCGGGGGGGTTCCGTTACCCGGGTGGTAGACATGGAATTGCGGTTTGCCGTAAACTGACCGGTTGCCGCGTGGAAAAAGGACGAGCCCGGCAAACGCGTGAACGTCGGCCGGGCCCTGGCATCTTGTTAGGTCCAGCCCAACACAATGCGTGTTTCTATCTTGACCCGCCGGTCTTCTTTTCGCTATCCCCCGGTCGGGAATTTTTCACCGCCACCCCGTACCCCCCGATGGGGTCTTGACAGATTCGGGTGGTTTTGTTCTCTGGAAAAAAGCCCGGGCCTGCTCCTACACAGGCTGCGGCTACTCACCACACCGTCCAGGCCTGAACATGGACGTCCGGACTTGTATTTCCAGTATTTCCAGCCCCGGTTTCCGGACGATTTGTCCGCGCGCCGGGGCTTTTCTTGTTTCTTGCACCCCTTTCAAAGGAGTCGATCATGGCCGGTTTTCTTGTTGCGGAATGCAAGGAGTGTGGAATCACCAGGGCTACGGTTTGCCTTGCTGAGACCAATAACGCGGCTATCAGCCAGTTGGTGTCCGAAGCGGCTGAGGCTGACCTCGAAGTGGAATTTCGCATGGATGCGCCGCCCGACGTTGCGCTATCGTGTAACTGCGAGTGATCCTCGCCGCGGAGATGCCGCGCGAACTCTCAACAGGCCGAGGGCCCGGAGGATGCCAATGATTTGAGCTAGGCCAAGAAACGCCTAGGGAGCCCAGTAACGGCCCCCGACGCGAACGATTCGGGCTGCAACCCGGGGATAAGACCGGCAAAATCTGGCCCCAGGAAGCAGGTTTCCAGGAAACGACCGTTACCGGGCGTCCCCATAAGTGGGAGACTAGCAAAAACCCGGAGGCGAGTCAAGCACTTAATGTACGGAATCACCAAAATGGCTATCGAGCAATACGAACAGGAAATCGAGTCTATCCGCTCACAGGGCACCTATTCTCTTTCCCCGCAAGACTTTACGACGGAACTGCACGTTGCCGCATTTACCCATTCCAGCCGGCGAACAGTCGTAGAAAGCCTCATCCGCAAATGCGATGTGGACTACGTCCCGCTGGGTCACCGGTACCTAATGAAGGTCCAGAGCGTGCTGGACGCCATGGACTTCATTGCCAAAAACCACACCCAATGGAAGGAGGAGTGATGTCGAGACGATCCGCAATGCGAGAAGTCCACATGAGCGTCTTCTTGCCGCGTCGACGAAAAAAGGCAGGGTACGTCGCCAAGTGGATCGATCCAGTTTCGGGCGAGCCGAGCCAACGAACGCTCGGCCAATTCAACAAGCGGGACGCCTACCAGAAAGCCGCCGAACTGGCCGAACAGATTGTCGCGGGCGTTTCGCTCGACGGCACCTCGTGGCTGGAGTTCTGCGGCGAGTACGAACGTCGGTGTCTATCGCGTCGGTCTCCAAAGTCGATCGAAAGCTGGGGGACCACCAAGTGGCTGATCGAGGAGTCGGTTCCGCTCAAATCTATTCAGGCGGCCAATCGGCAATGGGTAGGGCGATTTCTCGACGTTCTCTACCAGCGTGATTCGGCAAAGAACACCGTGGCGACTTACGCTGCCCGACTTCGAGCCGCGCTGAACTGGGCCGAACGCGAAGGGTTCATCGCACGAGCCCCGTACGTTCCGGTCGAGTGGGAGCCGGGCGCCCGGTCCCGAGCTATCAACCTCGAAGAGTTTGAGAAGCTGTTGATAGTTGTGCCGAAAATCCGGCCGCAAGACTCGGAGTCGTGGAAACGTCTACTGCACGGCCAATGGGAGAGCGGCCTGCGGATCGGGGAACTGCTGCAACTCTCGTGGGACCTGGACGCACCGATCGCCTTGGTTACGGCGAAGAAATGGCCGCTGATTCGCTTCTCGAAACAGAAGAACAAGAAGCGGCAGTGGGCGGCCGTTACCAAGGAGTTCTGGGCCATCTGTGAAGAGGTGCCGACCCGCGAACGGCACGGCCCCGTCTTTCCCATACCCGGCAAATCCGGTCAAATGACCGAGAAGCGGGTTATCAATCGCATCAGCGAGTTCGGGCGAACCGCCGGCATCGTGACCAACCACGAGACCGGCAAGACCGCCACCTCGCATGATATCCGCCGAGCGTTCGGTATTCGCATGATCGAACGACTCGGAATCCTGGGTGCCCAGATGCAACTGAGGCACTCGAAGGCTGAAACCACCACCACTTGGTACGATACACGGGACGCCGAGTATTGGGCGGCGATCCTGTGGGGAGAAGAATAACGATGGACACGAAACCCATAACCGTGAACGAGTGGAAAGCAGAAGCACGACGCCGTTTTGGCGATGACCCCATGGACTGGCGATTCGTCTGCCCAGTATGCGGGGCCGAACAGGGCGCCCGCGATTTTGAAAAGTCTGGACTGACGCCGGACGAAATCGACAACGTCGTCGCCTTTTCCTGCGTGGGCCGATGGGTGGAGGGTGTCGGCTGTCACTACGCAGGCGGCGGGCTCTTTCGGCTGAATCCCACCCACGTTGAATCACACGGGAAGGCCCACCTGGTGATGGAGTTTGCCGACGCCACGCACCAAGAAAGTGGCGCATCAGGTGGCGCCCCCCCAATAGCAGACGACCCGCAAGAATCAGGGAAATCGCAATAAAGCCGAATTGTCAAAGATCTTACGAGCGGAGGGCACGAGACTCGAACTCGCAACCCCGGTCAAGGGGCACCTCATTTCCAGTTTGGTCCACCGCCATTTGGCGGACGTGAAGTGCCGTAAAACGCCGACTGACGCAGGCTCTTGACGTAACCCCAAGCAGGGCAAGAAGCATAGGGCGGGTGGCGCCACAGGTGGCGCATTCGCAAATTCAACCACTCAGGACGCCGGGGCGAAAAACCTCGACGTCCTTCTCTTTTCTTGCTCTCGTCAAGCCCCACAAGCGGACGCCAAAGGACGTGATACGGTTACTTTCGGACGTTTTCGGGACATCTAGGGTTTTCGCCCAAAAACGCTCAAAACCTCGGGTATGGTGCAAAAGGACACACGACACGAGGTAGCACTCATGACAATCAAAAACTCTTCCTTGCCGCGCCGGCCCTTCTCCGATGCTACCTCGTTCGGGGCCGGCGCGGCGTCTTCTTGCGCAACGGAGGTAGCCCGATGCGATGCAGTCAATGCGGAGCCAGACACAACGGAACCTATGGCAGTCGATGTGAGGACTGCTGGGCCGACGCTCAAGTGGGTGACGACCGGCCACAAGGAACGCCGTACCTCAGTGGTCTTGGCGAGTGGCGGCCTCGGAGGACTGTTCTGCCGAGCAATCCGGATTTGTTCTCGCTGGTTATGGGCGGCGTGGTCGCGGTTTTGTGAAGGCTTTTCCCGCCGAACTGCTGTCTTGTTTCGTGGAACGCCGGCGGCTCGACTCATCTCGTTGCGAGCCGCCGGCTGTTTTTTTGAATGGAAGGTTAGCAATGAACCAACCAACCAAAACCTTTCCTTTGCAAGTCCTCTTGACGGTAACAACAGGACGACTGTTGACCGACTCCAAAGGCGACCGCGACAACGGCATCGGCGACCTTTATGAGATCCTCGGCTGGATGACAAACGATTCGCCGTATACGCATCAGCTCGGCCGATTCGCGGAGGAATGCCGCCCGTGGCTGTTCCGCTGGTTCCCGAAACTAGGCATTGCGTCTGCCTCCGCCTCGCTCGCCAGCCTGGATCAATGGGTTGCCATCGCGCCGACGTGTCCTGACCAGGGAGTCATGATATGGCTGGCGGAACTCCGGATGATGCAGCCTAAGCTCCTTGCTGAGTATGACGTGCCGAGAATCCCCGTGGACGATCACGAGCGAAAACATCCCTACGACGAACTGGTTGCTATGCGAGGAACGGACGAAGGCATTGTAATTGTGTCAGCGGAACCCCAGCCATGATTCGTTTCCCCGCGCTCCGTTCGGCACGATGCCACTCGCTGGCAAGGAAGCCGGCGGGGCGCGTGTTTACCCATCGACCCAAGGAGCGAGCAAGATGGCCAGGACAAACGACGCTCCCAGCTACACGCCGACGGAGGAGGAACTCATCGCGCGACGTAATGCGATCCGCGACCGCTGGACGCCCGCGGAGGAGCGGCTCCACCGAACGGGCACGTCCCTCGAACAACCATACACACTGTCGAGTATTTCAACGGAGGCGTTCCCGGACCAATGGCGCGAGCCCGGCGACGAACCGTTGGAGTTGATGCCGGACGACGACGGCACGACATAACCATCGAAACTCACGGAGGAGACCATGCTGATACTGACACGGGAGCGCGACGAAGCAATCGTCATCAACGACGACATTACGGTCGTGGTCGTGGAAATCCGTGGCGGCAAGGTGCGGCTGGGCGTAGACGCGCCGCCGGAAGTACCGGTCCATCGTCGCGAAGTGTTCGAGGCGATTCGGAGGAGGGACGCGAAATGTGCAGTTACCAGACCCGAGTAGGGTCTTCTGAAAACAGCCGAGTTCGCGGCCCAGGGTCCACCCCGCCGCCGCGACAATGTCGGGATAAACTCCGGTCCCGGACGTGCCTGGATATGCACATCGGTAACAATGTCCACCGTTGTCGGCGGCTTGGGTGGCCGAGCCGTCGACTCTTTTGCACTTTCTATCGCAACGGCGGCGGGTGCAGCGTCGAAGTTCCGGGGGCAACTACGCCTGGTTGGCCATGGCGATCCTCCGGACTGCGGGAGCGTATTTGTGAGAGAATTGGGCTGCAACCGATTCACGCTCGCTGCGCTCCCGCCCGTTGCGATTTCTTCTACGCGGTGGCTCTGCCCCACCCCATCGTGGTTACCGGGTTGTGTGCAGATCCTCCTTCCCGGGACGTCGCAAGACGGCCACGAGGGCGGGCCGCCGCGTTTTCTTCTTGCGATGACTCCGTGGTAACGAGGCGTTATGTGGGCTGGCGTGTCACCACTAGCCCTAACAAGACGACGCCGAGAGGTGGCGAGGCCACGTGCAGGTTCGAGTCCTGCCGGAGTCATCGTTCTTTCTTCCGGCCCCGCTGGGCTCTTCCTTGCCGGGGAGAGTTCGGTGGGGCCTTTTGCACCCTTTCAAAGGAACGGAAACCATGGCCGTTGAATCGCGACTTGAACTTACCGACACATTCGCTGATGCGTGTGTAAAGATGGCAGAGGGCAATCCGGGGGCGCTAAGGCTGCTTACGGAGCTAGCCAAACACTCTCCGGTTGTCGATCCGCAATGCGCCTTCAGGGAGATTGGGCCGCTTATTTCTCTCGACTCCTTTGGTATTTACGGCGCACGCATCTGGATGCTCTACAAAGACGTGTGCGGAGGAGACGGCGACGACCTCGCGGCGAGCATCGTCGCCTGCATCAAAACACTTGCTGTCTTACGCGCTTGCCAGTTGGGGCTCATTTCCCGCGCCCAACTCAACCACGCGATCGACAACAGGGGCGAGGGCATCGACGTAGACGGGCTTCTGGAAGCCGTCAAGGCTGAACTCGATGACTTTTGTATTCCTTTGCAACCCTCATCACGCTGATAGGTGGGGCCTTTTTGTTTCCCCGCCAACGGAGAAGTAAATTATGGCCATCACATTTACCTGTTCGGAGATCTCTCGATTCGGCCACGATGTGAAGACGATCGCCGACTGGGTGGACTGGAGCCTCGTCGTGGTTGTCCCTCGCGACCAGGTAAGCCGAGAGAATGTGACCAGGGCGGTCCAGCGAATTAAGGCGGTGTCGGAGAAACTCTTCAAAGCTGAGACCGAGCCCTTGCATCTCAAACATCAATCAGGACGCGACGCCCAGTCGCGAAAGGAGAAGTAGTCATGAGCGGCAAGCAAACCCACCAGGAAATGGTACTGACGCACCTTGACGATCAGTTGGTCGCGGCGCTGCGGACCCATCTACCGGATATCAGGCGGATAGCCAATCAAGGCCCGCGATGCGGCGACGACAAAATAGTGCAAATGGCCTGTTGTTACGTCGCAGCCCGACTGCTATCAGGACGCGACGGCCAGGACGGCTGACGATCACCCCTTAACGGAGCGAATCTAATGAGCTATCAAGTCTGTCGCCTCATTGGGGGCCCCAAACACGGCGACGTCGCGGCGCTGAACGTGTCGGCATTCCTAGATGGCACTATCTACACGACCCGGACATCGCCGGCGCGACCCGACCACGTGGCGGTGTATCGCGGCAATCTGCCGTTTTTCGGTGAGCCGCCGGTGTTGATGTTCGCGGGGTGGCAGACGAAGGATTTGTCGGGAGTGGGATCGTGACCGACGGACAATCAGAAATCGGGGCGGTGCAAGATATGGAGAAAGACGCGATGAGCGAAACCGGCGAACGTACTTTTGAATTCGATTTAGGAGACCTCGTGGAATCCGATAACCGACCGGAGGGCTTCACTGGCTCACCGGCGGCCACGGAAGTTGAGCAGTGGGCCGACAAGATCGTGAGTCAACGCGAGAAATTCGACGCCGTATTCTACGACATCGAAACCGGGCCACGGCCGGAGGATGAACTGCGGCAACTCTTCCGTGAGAAAACCCTGGAGGAGTTCACAGCGACCTGTGACAAACGCTGGAAGCCGGATACTGTGGCTGCCAAATACAAGGAGTATCGGGAGAAAGCCTGGGGTGAGTTTGTGGGCAAGGCGGCTCTGTCGCCAGTGACCGGGCGAGTGCTGCTGATCGGGGTGATTAAAGACGGCCACTTCGTGGGAATCAGCGATGACAATGAGGCAAATAGCCTCGGCTTGTTCTGGGCAAAAGTCGACGAGTGGCTTGGAAACAAGCTTCCAATCATCGGCCACAACTCCAACTCGTTCGACCTGCCGTTTCTCATTCGCCGATCGTGGCTACTGGGCGTCGACGTTCCTCGCGAAATTCGCCAGGGCCGACATTGGCACCCGCTCTTCCGCGACACGATGGAATACTGGAACTGCGGAGCGAAAGGATACGTTAGCCTGAATTCCCTGGGTGAGGCTTTCGGCGTCGGGCAGAAGACCGAGGGGATTCACGGGAAAGACTTCCACCGGTGGTGGTTTGGGGAAATGGAATGGAATCCAACCACGGGGGCCGGGACTCCTGCGGAGCAACGGGAGAAGGCCCTCGAATACGCTGAGCAGGATGTGCAATTGACTGCCGCCGTGGCGGCCAAGATGGGGATGGTGTGATGGCAAAATCAAAAGAACTCTGCCGAGACTGTCGCGAGGATTACTACAACCACGCCGGTAGAGATGGCTGCTGGTCGTACGCTAAGGCAAAAGTTGTCAAACGGGTGTTAGTCGGCACGTGGCAACCGCCCCCATACATCTGGCGCCCGCGAGCCGTATTAAGTTGTTATCACCGCGAAGGAGAGCATTTACTCGAACGCGATGACTGTCGGGTTGTGGCGAATTCTAAAGAAGCTGACAAGTGGCGAGCACGCATAAACTGAAATTCCGATCAAGGAGAAAAGAAGGATGGCAGACGAAGCAACGCAAACCGAGAAAGCTCCCCTTTGGGGCGGGATGAAAATCCCGATCATTGTGCTATCGGGTGAAGTCAATTCCGGCAAGTCGATCTTCCCGTTGCTGATCGACCCGGTATGCAGGCTCCCGAAAGAGCAGGCCGAACCGACAACGATCGTTTTCGACCAAGAGGGATCGTGCGAAACCTACGAAGGATCTCTCAATTTCAGGTGGTTCGATACGCGGGCCGCCGTGTTCAATGGCGTTCATCGGGAGACTGTGGCCAGTAGTAAGGATGATCCCAAGTGGTTGACCATGCTCAAGACCACTGCGGACGTCAACGACTCGCCGGCGGCCAGCATGTTCCGAGCGGCATATTTATCAATGCTATCAATCGCGCCCGGCAAGTACCGCGTCTTTGGATTCGATACATTCACGCCGATCCAAGATGGCATGGTGGATTGGTTGCGAAAGCACCCGGCCGCATTCGGCCGAACGTCGAACCAGTACGAGAAGGCGTCGTCGATGTTCCTCTGGCCAGACGTCAAGGCCATGCTGGGACACATCCTGGCCGTGGATTGCCGAATGCGATTTGAAACGGTGGTTTTGAACGCCCACCTAAAGGCGAAGTGGGAGGGCGACCGCAAAACGAAAGAGCGAATTGCCGAAGGCTTGGACGTATTGGACAAATTGGCAACGCTCCACATTCGGCTTGAGCGGCAGCCCGACCAGAGTGGCAACGTGCCGAAAGAGCCGATCGGGTTCTTGAAGAAAGAAAGGCTTGTCCGATTCGGCCAGACACCGGCCGATGATTCGCCGATTCTCCCGCCACGAATCGAGAAGTGTACGCCGGACACAATCCGAGAGTACATCGCGGCCCCGGCAAACTACGCGAAGCTGCGCAAGGGCCAGAAGGTTGTTATTGCCGAACCGACGGAGATTGAGTTGCAGGCCATGAAGCTTGCCACGGCGGAGGCGGAGGCGGAGGCTGCCACGGCTCAGGCTAATCTTGTCGACCGCCAGAAAGAGTTGATGGCGATTCGGCAGGCGGCTAAGACTCCAGAGGGGCAGGCAGCCGAGGCGGCGAAGGTCCACCAGGAAGATACCGAACTTGCCGCCAAGATGGCCGAACAACAAAAGGAAGGCGAACGGCTGAACGCAGCGGCCCCGCCGGACAATCTGGCGGCACACCGGCAGCCGCAGCCGCAACCGCAGCCGCAACCGTCGAACAATCGGATTGAGCGATTTAAGGCGTTGCTTCCGGCCAGCGGAGTCGACCCCGAAAAACTCAAGGCCGCGATTGCCAAGCATGGCGTGAGTCGGTTCACCGAGTTGCCTGAGCAGCACCAAGACGCCTTGCTTGGCGTTCTGCAAAAGGCGGCCGATGCTCGACAGGCAGAGTGGGAAAGGGCGAAGGCCGGAAGCCCTTTGTAACCGCGGCCGACCAGTGGCCCCCGATTTTTCACTGGTCGCCGCGGTTCCTTCCGTTGGTCTATCGCTACGGCAGCCGGCAAGTCTATGAAATCGGAGAGAGGACTATTGGCTGGCCGCCGACAATCGACGTTTCCGCTGGCCGTCAGTGGATCAATGCGAACGAGTTTGAACTGATTCAACAAGCACTCGAAGAACAAGGAATCCGAAAATGAGTAGCGATTTTGCACAGACTGAATACGACGCTTTCGAGATGGATGACGTCGACCCTGATGCCCCGGGCAGCGGCAGTGGAGCCAAGCTACCGGAAGGCGGCTTTTGCGCGACAATCACCGAGGTGATTTTGCAGAACAAGCGGTTATCGACTGAGGTAAAGTGCGAGGTGGTCAACGCGGCCGACGCAAACCTGTTGGGCCGAACGCATACCGAATTCCTTTCCTGGCCGAGCGGCGAGTATTCCGACATTCGCAACAGGATTTGTAAGGAGCAATTGCTGGCCTGGTGCTACGCGGCCAAGACGACTGCGCCCGAGGAAATCCGGGCGCGGCAGCAGGCCCGCCAGGGATTCGACACGAAGTGGCTGGATACCATGGTTGGCCGGCAAGTGTTGATGGTTATCAAGCACGACAGCTATCAGGATGCCTCCGGCAATCAGAAGATGTCCGCGAAGGCGGAGGGCCGCGTGTGGTCGCTGGACAACCCAAAAGGAAAAGGCATCCCGGGTTGGGTGGATGCCGAACAGGCCGGACAGGCCGGGCAGCCGGCGGCCAGCGGCCAGCAGCAGCAAGCGGCGTCTCCGGCTCAGCAGTCGAGCGACGACAGCGCGTTTTCCGACCTCGTCTAGCCCCGAGGCCGTTTATGGCGGCGGCGGGGTTGCTCGGATTCTTGCCATCCTTCGTCTCGCCGCCGCCTGTTTTCCCTTGGAATCACAAGATGCCGCGCACCTACGAAGAACTGACCGGCGAATTCGATTACGAGCGGTACGTGTTCGGCCAAGATGACGATCGGACCGTGATTGCTCAGCTTGACGATGGCGCGACCGTCAAAGGCCGGGCTCGCGAAGGCGAGCTAGAAACCGGAATCACATACCTATTTCGAGGCTACTGGACGACGCACCTCAAGTACGGCAAGCAATTCGTATTTCATTCGTTCGGCGTGGCCCAGCCGGTCGGCCAGCGTGGAACCGTTGCCTACCTCACGCGCGGCCCGGGTATCGGGCGGAAGCGGGCCAAGCTGATCTGGGATTTATACGGGCAAGACGCATTGGAGGCAATCAGGGAGCGCCCGGAGGAAGTGGCGGCCAAGGTGAAAGGACTCTCGACGGAACGAGCCATGGAGGCCGCCACGTATTTCAAGGCCCACAAGGATCGGGAGATTGTCGAGCGGGACCTGGCCGAACTGTTGACCGGCGGTGGCTTCCCGCGGCGACTGCCGCAAACGCTGATCGAAAAGTGGGGGGCCAAGGCCGCTGAACTGATCCGCCAGAATGCCTATTGTCTGATGGTGTTCTCGGGGGTTGGGTTCGGCCGGGCCGACAAGCTCTACCTGCAACTGGGCGGCCGGCCGGACGAACCGGAGCGGCTGGGCTGGGCCGCATGGAATGGGTTGCACAAGGATCGCGACGGCTCCACCTGGCGGCCTGTCGAGTTCGGGCTGCAAACCATCCTGAAGGACATCGGCGGGACGGACACGCCTCCGGCGGCCGGTCTTGAGTGGGCTGTCGAGGCCGGTGAGATTGTGTTCCGGCGGGATGAGTCGGGCCGGCGATGGATTGCGGAGAAGGCAAGGGCGTCGGCTGAAAGGCGGCTGGCCAATCAGGTGCATAGGGCGATTGTGGAGGGGCTTAAGTAAACCACTAAATAAGGAGACCGGTCATGAGAATCGTAGTCAAAGATTTTGGGCCAATCGAGGCAATGGAATGGCGTGAATGCAATACAGGAAATTTTCGGAGGTTGGACAAACGAAGGGTTAAGAAATACGCCAACGACATGACTGAGGGACGCTGGGAAACTAACGGAGAAACTCTCAAGCGAAATGGTGACGTGGTGATTGATGGTCAGCATAGGATTGAGGCTGTCATTCTGAGCGGAGTGACAATCAGAACGGCCATCGCCTATGACGTTGACGTTACTGGCGTGCATATCGACGAAGGCGCCGCGAGAAAGACGTCAGATTGGCTACGGCACATGGGAATGGTGAATTGTACATGTCTTGCCTCCTGCGCGAAGCTGATTTTGTGCCATAAGTTGGCACGATGGGACTGGAACAATACGTCCAACACTGATATTGGGCGTGAGGAAGTAGTTGCTTTTTGCCAATGTGATTACGACAAACTGCAACAAGCAATCAGACTTGGGGCAAAACTAAAACAGCATGGTTTACGAACAGCTATGGCTATTAGACAGACCACTGTCTCATCGGTTGTTTATCTCGGGGCGAAAGACAATGCACCAGAAGAATCTGAAACGGCACAATGGTTTGTTGACAAGCTCACCAACGGAGAAGGCTTGGGGAAATATGAACCTGTCTACCAATTGCGAGAGCGTGCCTTGACTGCTGGTCGATCGGCAATAAAGCGATGGACAAAAGATCACGAGCGCGCGATGGTTACGATAGCATGGAACAAAACCGTAAGGGGAGAGGAAGTAAAGCAATTGAAGATTGCCGCCACTGGACCGACCGCCATGAGTATACCGTATGTACTCAATGAATCTGCGAACGGTAATAACTAAGATGACCACCTGGCCCTCCCCCCAATCTCTGCCCGACCTATCCGACCACCAGCGGGACCGGTACGCCGACGCGGCCAGTGGCTGTCTGGGATTGTTGGGTGGGAAGCCGGGAACGGGGAAAACTTTTACCCTGGCTCGCATTCTCTCCCAGATTCCACCTGGTCGACTTGCCGTTGCTAGTCCAACAGGCAAAGCCGCCGTACGTATCACAGAATCGCTCCAGAAGGCCGGTGTGAGTGGCATTCGGGCCAAGACCATCCATTCTCTGCTAGGCCCCAATCGTGATGAGGACAGCGGCCAGTGGTCTTTTGAGCACGACGAGGACAATCCGCTGCCACTCGATTGGATCTTCGTGGACGAGGCTTCCATGATGGACACCCCGTTGGCGGCGTCTCTCTTGGAAGCCCGGGCACCAGGCTGCCGGGTGATGCTCATCGGTGACGTCAACCAGCTTGCTCCAGTTGGCTTCGGCGCCCCGCTCCGCGACCTGATCGCCGCCGGGCTGCCATACGGCGAGTTGACCGAGATCCAACGCAACAGCGGCCGGATCGTCCGAGCGTGCCACGCGATCATCGACCGCCACCGATTCGAGCCGTCGCCCCGGTTGGACCTGGGCGCCGAATCGCCGGAGAACCTGCTGCACATCGAGAGACGGGAACCGGACGAACAGATCAACACGCTGAAGGCTGGCCTGGAGAAGTTCCTCAGTGGGACCACGATCGCGGGGCGGCGGATTGACCCTGTATGGGATTGCCAAGTGGTCGTGCCGGTCAACGAAAAGTCGCCGCTAGGCCGCGTGAACCTCAATCGAATCCTCCAGGGGTTTCTGAACCCCGGCGGCGAGACAGTGGCCGGCAACCCGTTTCGCGTGGCCGACAAGATCGTCAACGGCAAGAACGGCTGGTTCTCAATTCAACCACATCCCATGAGGCTTGGTTTGAAAGATGGCGGGCCCTGGAATGCTGAGCAAAAAGACGGCAAGGTATATGCTGCCAACGGCGAACAAGGGAAAGTGCTGGCCGTGTTTCCGGCCTACACCATCGCTCGCATGTGGTTGCCCGATCGGCTCATTCGCATCCCACGCGGCAACGGCAACCAGGACGAGAACGGCGAAGAAACCGGGACTGGCTGCAAGTGGGACCTAGCCTACGCGCTGTCGGTCCACAAGAGCCAAGGCTCGGACTGGCCGGTGGTGATTACCATGGCCGACGGCTACCCCGGTGCCCGGATGCTGTGCGATAGATGCTGGCTCTACACCGCTCTGAGCCGGGCCGCGACACTGGCAATCACGATCGGCCAACGGGATGTACTGGACGGGATGTGCAGTAAGTCTCACATCTGGAACCGCAAAACCTTCCTGGTTGAGTCGATCCAGGAACTGGAGCAACAGTCGATAGCACGTGGATTTGAGGAGGCGTTGGCGTAATTAGAATTTACTATTTCAACCAAAAGGAGTTCTATCATGGGACGCAAGCGATCGAACACAGGCGAGAAGGCTGAAAAGAAGACGGCCACAAAAGTTCAACTGATCCCTCGCAAACACGCGGGCAAGATCACGGAACCCTACGCGATCATGGAATCAATGATCGCCGAGAAGCCGTGCTTTGAGCATTTGAAAGTTGCAAACATCAAGCTGTGGTGGCAGAAAGATTGGAAAGCCGACGTTGATGGTATTGCCACGGGAGCCCAGTGCTGCAAGGCCAGTGAGTTGGACCGCAACCTATCCGAGGAGAGCGGAAACGGAACGGTGGATTTGTTCATCAAATTGCCCCGCGATCAATGGTCAACGCTGGATGAAACCGAGAAGAAACATCGCATCTTCCACGAGTTGTGTCATTTCCGACCGGCCATGAATTCGGAAGGCAAGCAAAAGCGGGACACTAAAGACCGGTTATTGTGGCGACTCCGCCGGCATCCCGTGGCCGCGTTCTATGAGGAAATCAAAGAATTCGGCATCGACCGGATAGTCGGCCACAATAAAACTATATCGGATGGAATTCGCCACGCCGACCGGCCCATGGAAAGACAGTTCGACGCATCGGAAGAAAAGGCAGCTGAGACGGATGACAACGCAACGCCGGCGGCGCCAAACCCGAAAGCGTGGCGGCGGTGGAAGGTTGATTGTCTTGCGGAATACGGTCTGCCGGCCGGAAAGCTGAAGCTTCTGGAAGAAGCCGGTCTCACCACAATGGGCAAGTTGATAGACCGGATGAACAAGACCGGGGCTGAGGACTTTTGGTGGAAAGATATCAAAGGCTTCGGTGAGACCGGATACGATGCGATGGTTGACGCCATGGTGAAATTAAGGAAGGCCAAGCCAGAATTCCAGGAAGCGTAAGTATGAACACGTTCAGTTTAGACGGCTTGCCGGACAAGGATGATGCAGCAAACGCTCTTGATTTGGTGAGGGAAATTCAATCCTTGGCAGAAGAGTTGCCGGAACGAGCTGAGGATTTTGGAATACAAGTGTTAGAGACGACTACCGATATTGGTATCTATATCGAAAAGCACGAGCACGTCACGAAAAGACAGTTGGTTGCTCTGGAGAACATGCTGGAAGGCATCCAGCGTTGGTTTCACGATTAGCAGAGAGGCGTTGGTATGACCTTCGACCTGAACAACCTCCGAATCCCCCGGCAAAAGCGGGCCAAGGCCGCCGGCGACGTCACCGCCAAACCGCTTGTCGTCTGCCCGTTCACCGTCCTGGTCGATACCCGCGAACAACTTCCCTACGACTTCAGCGGAATGACGACGAACGAAGGCGAGTTGTTGGCCGTGAAAAAGCGGCACGTCGGCCTGCCGTCCGGTGACTACAGTATCGAGGGCATGGAATCGCTGGTCGCCGTCGAGCGGAAATCCCTGGACGACTTATACGGTTCGGTCACCTGGGGCCGCAGACGATTCGAGCATGAAATCGTGCGGTTGGATTCCCTGCCCGGTTTCGCGGCCGTAGTCATTGAGGCCGACTGGCGGGAGATCGTAGCTCCGCAGGAATATCGGCCAGGGTGGGTGAATCAAACCAACCCACGTAGCGTGGAGGGCACGATTGCGGCCTGGTCGATCCGCTATCCCCGGGTTCACTGGTGGGCGTGCGGCGATCGACGGGGCGCGGAGTTGAGGACGTTTGCGATTTTGATGGCGTTTTGGAAAGAGCAACAGAAACAATAGACGCACGGATGCTAGATGGCACGGCAAGTCAACATTACAGAGCTAAAGGCCATGGCGCAGGGCCGGTGGATTGAGATATTTGCCACGATTGCCGGTGTTCAACTCGATTCAAGTTGTCAGAAGCGGCATGGACCTTGTCCACGGTGTGGCGGCGAGGACCGGTTTCGAGCCATCGACTTGGACAACGGCGCCCTACTCTGCAACCAGTGCTTCCACGCGAAGAACGGCGACGGCATCGCGGCTCTCGGCTGGCTGACCGGCCGACCGTTCAAGGAAGTGGTGAACACACTCTGTGAATACCTGGGAGCCAGGCCGACGCACAAGAAGAACGGTAAGGCCCACAAGCCTCGGGTATTTGCCACCACGCAAGGCATCGTGCGTTGGTTTCTGGACGGGCTGGCAAAGTCGCACGGCGGGCCGGCTCGGTTAGTGAAGACGTGGGAATACGACACCTTCCACGTGCTGCGGTTCGACGTGCCGACCCCGGCCGGCGAGAAACAGCAGAAGGAATTTCGACCGGTCCACCAGGTACCGCTCGGCCTAGAAGGCGGCAAAGGCTGGCAGGCTGGCTACCCACCGGGACCGCGGCCACTGTATCGCCGCCAGGAACTGGAAGCAGCGCCGCCAGACTTGGTGACCATCCACGGCGGGGAGAAAGCGGTTGACGCCGCGGCTGCCATGGGGTTGCCGTCTGCAACCAACGCTGGCGGCGAGAAAGCCTATGGCCACGCCGACTGGTCGCCGGTTTTGCGGTTCAAGACCATCGCTATCGTGCCGGACAACGATCCAGCCGGCGAGGCATTTGGCCAGTTGATGGCAGCGAAACTTCGCCGGCTCAAGCCAGGCATCGACGTGCGGATCGTCAAACTGCCGGATCTCCCGGATAAGGGTGATGTGGTGGAATGGATCGCGGCCGGTGGCACCCGCGATCGGTTTCTGAAGATCTTGGCCGATACGCCAACCCACATTCCCGTGCAGATGGACGCGGAGGAGGCCGACGACGATCCGCATCGGCTTGCCAGAGCTTTCATGGATGAATACTCGCCATGGGAGAAGATCGTCTATTGGCGCGGTGAATACTGGTCGTGGGACACGTACTACCGATCGCTGATCGAAGCCGACTTACGCGCAGAGATCACCAAGGCCATCAAAGCCGAGTTCGACCGAATCAACGTGGAAGCTCAGATGAAGGCTGCAACGCGGCAGAAAGGCGGCCAGGGAGAACCAGAGGAAGAACCGTCGAAAGCTCGCAAGGTAACAACCAAGATCGTAGGCGATGTGCTCCAGGCGGTGAGATCTTACGCCAACCTGGCCGGCAGTACGCGACAGCAAACCTGGCTGGACGGTACCGACCGGCCGAACTGCGTAACGATGCAGAATTGCATTCTCGACTTGGACGCTTTTTTAGAGGTCCGCGAAGACTGGAATCTGCCGCACTCGTCGAATTGGTTTTCCCCCATCCATTTGCCGTACGCGATTGATACCGATTGCAAACATTGTGCATCGCCGAAGTGGGATGCGTTTCTGGCTCGCGTGATGAAGGGCGATGAGAAGAGCGTTTTGACCCTGCAAGAGTGGGCCGGCTACTGTCTCACGCACGACACCAGCATGCAAAAGTTCCTGTTTCTAGAGGGCGAAGGGCAGAACGGAAAGAGTGTTTTTTGCGCAGCGTTGACCGCTTTGCTCGGCCAGCAAAACGTATCGAATGTTTCACTTGAGAGGTTCGGCGACAAGTACCAGCTTTCCACCACGCTGGGCAAGCTCGCGAACATCGCCACCGAATGCAGCGAAATGGATGCGGCCGCGGAAGGCATCCTAAAGGCGTTTACGTCGGGCGATCCAATGCAGTTCGAGGAGAAATACAAGCAGGCATTTTCAGCCACGCCAACGGCTCGATTCATGATGTCAGCCAATAATCGGCCACGGTTTCGCGACGGCTCAAAGGGACTTTGGCGCCGGATGCTGATCGTCAAATTCGACCAGACGATCAGCGAAGATGAGCGGGTTCACGGGATGGATCAAGCGAAATGGTGGGAGCAATCGGGCGAACTGCCCGGCATCTTCTGGTGGGCCGTGCTGGGGCTTCATCGGCTTCGAACGCAATGGCATTTCACCGAATCAAAGAAGTCGGTCGATGCCATCGAGGAGTATCAGACCGAGACCAACCCGGCGAGGGCTTTTCTGTTGGAGCATTGCGAGATCGGCGCTGAGGCGTCGATGACTTTCACGACTGAACTGTACGAGGAGTACACCAAGTGGTGCAGGTCGATGGGCTACCACCCCCTCGGTGAGGCTAGATTCGGCAAAGAAGTCCGTAGGGTGTTTCCATCATGCGAACGGCTTCGGGTGTCGTGTGGTGGCAGTCGTCCATACTACTATCGTGGAATTGTGTTTAACCCTCCAGAGGTAGGCATCGGAGGATTGCGATTTTGAGCGTAACACTTCGAGTTTGTCTGTTTTGCTAGGACACTAGGGCATTGTTACCTAATTTACGCATCCTATGTTAATTTTTGCATCCATTATTATTTTACCGAGATTTACCAGTGTGTTGTTTTTTGGCCGAATCTGTCCTAGGTGTCCCGGTATGTCCAGTGTTTCCTATTCTTGTCTCTATAGCGCTTTCTTCCTCTCTCTACAAGAACACTTCTCCTTAATGAAGTTAGGTTGAAACTACTGGGACACTGGACCACCTGGGGCAATTCAACCCGTGTTACTTATTTTCACTAAACTCACATTTGCAAAACGACCGCAAGGATAACCCATGACCCCCGCTCAACAAGCTGAACTCCTCCGTCGCGCTATGACGCTACATGGTTACGTGATGGACTTAGGCAGTGCCGCCCTTGTCGATGACCTCCCCTTCGCCTCGTTGGCGGTGGCGGATGCCGCGAAAGCGGTGGACGAGCTGAACAAGTTTGTGGAGTCGTGCAAGTGACCATCCTCGCCATCACCGCCTGCGTCGTGCTGCCGAGCGTGGTGGTGTGGTGGGAAGAAAGGAGATTTACGAATGGCTATAGCATTCACGCCCAACGAACTCTCGGCACTGATTTGTGCCTGCCAGTTCGCGGATAAACACCCTGGCAAAGTACGCATGCCGTGGCAACAGGCAGGCAAAGCAGCGTGGGATAAGCTCCTCCGAGAGGAGCGGCGACAAAGTGGCTTCTGTGGCTGCTGCCCTCACTGCGGCGCGACGTGCAAAGAGAGGGAGCGGCGGCCGAACGGCAACGACACGTGTGAGAACGGGCATGTCTATCCATCGTCGACAGCGGTGTTGTGAAAGGAGAACAACTGATGTACGAGATACCAGTCAAGTGGAAGTTCGACTTCGTCCAAGATCACTGGTCGCGAATCGGGTTGTGGATACACGTCGATGTTCGATCCCCGCTAATAAGCCTCCGCTTCCTGTGGTGGACAGTCGGGTTTGGGCGGATGGCCCATTTTGAGGACATGCAGGCTTTTGCGACATCGCCTCCAGAACCAGATACGGAGGATTTCCGGAAATCATTGGAGGACTTCAGGGCAGGAAGGTGGAGACCCGTCGAGGGCGTGATTGAGGAGCTTACCGAAAAGAAGAAATGATGCTGCGATTCAAAAAGGAAGTCGTTATTGGCGGCGTACACGGGCGAGAACTGGACGGGCTGGTGTCTGCCGTCGTCGATGCGGCCGTGGAGGCTGACACAGTCCACGAGACCAAGGCTGTCTTGCACGAGGCGCTGGTTCGGCTGATTCACTTAGCGCCCAGCAGTCCGGGTAAAGAGGAGTTGTTTGAGGCCAAGGCGACGGCATGATCGTAAAAATCATTCCACCGGCGCTACTGCCAGGCGGAGTAGTTCCGGCACACATTAGCAAGCGGGCGCAACACGGAGCCGCCGCGCCCAGGCAACACGTTGGGCGGTTCACATCGGGGCATACTTAGCGACTTACGGCCTCGCCTGGAGGCCTGAGACCAAAACAAAGAAAAAGCATGAAAGCGAAAGAGGTTGAAAGCACATACGCTAAATCAACAAAACTTGAAAGGAGCAAGTTATGAGACCATATCGTTAAAGTTCGACAACCAGCCGCGGCGGGCCTTACCCGGGGCGTCACTGTCGCGGCTGGTTTTTAACCACCAACCAATCCGAGGAGGTAACGGACTAATGCATACTAGATTATACGCGTCCAAAACAGAGATCAGCCTGAACCTGACCGCCACCAACACCGAGGATGGTTTTCGTCTCGGTCGCCTTGTCGCGGACCTGGAACAAAACGGCGTCGCGCATCACGTGCGGTTCGACGGTTCGCGCGAAACCGTATGCGTGCTTCCGTTGAAGCGGCGGGAAGGGACGGACTGATGGGAACCGGAATACAGTGGGCCGACGAGACCTGGAACGTCACAACCGGCTGCACGAAGATTTCCCCCGGCTGCAAGCACTGCTACGCCGAGCGGATGTCGAAACGACTTCAGGCGATGGGCGTCAAGAAGTACGCCGCTGGGTTCAGCAAGGTCGTCTGCCATCCGGAGGCGCTGGGGATTCCGCTTCGCTGGAAGAAGCCGCGAATGGTGTTCGTCGATTCGATGAGCGACCTGTTTCACGAGCACGTGCCGGACGAGTTCATTGACAAGGCGTTCGCGGTGATGGCGCTTTGTCCGCAGCATACGTTTCTGGTATTGACCAAGCGGCCGAAGCGGATGGCTGAGTATATCACAGACAGGCACCAGCTTTGGAACGGATTCCACTATTTTACGGGACCATCTATCTCGACCCACGATGATGTGGAAAAGTGGTGCAAAGCACATGGTCTCTCCCGGGTGGAGCGGGAAAGGCGGATGGACATTATCTGCGAGGGCGGCGGTTTTCATTTCGAGGCACAGAGTTGGCCGCTCTCCAACGTTCACCTCGGCACCACCGTCGAAAACCAAGAGATGGCCGACAAGCGGATTCCGCACCTACTGAAGACCCCGGCGGCCGTGCGGTTCCTTTCGCTGGAGCCGTTGTTGGAAGAGATCGTGTTGCCGCGGGCACACTGCACGGAATGCGATGCCTGGGTGCCCGGCGATCTGCCATGGGGGCACCCGTGCGTTGCGAAAGACGCTCGTGGCAAGCCGTTTGATGCCTGCGAATCGTACCGCGACCTGGGAATCGACTGGGTAATCATCGGCTGCGAGTCCGGCCCCAACCGGCGCCCGTGCGAACTCGACTGGGTGAAGTCACCCATCGACCAGTGCGACGCGGCGGGCGTGCCGGTGTTCGTGAAACAAATTCCGATCAACGACCGTGTGTCCAAAGACCCTGTCGAGTGGCCGGAGTGGGCGAAGCTGCGGCAGTATCCAGCAAGCGGCAACCGGTCAGGGAGGATGACTAGATGTCGCGAATAAACATCAACGATATGGGGTCCGATGAGTTGCGGCTTGCTGTCGGAACAATGCACCCATACGTCGCGGCCTGTCACGAGCTAGAGGCCGAGGTCAAGCGGTTGCGGGACAAGCTCAGCTTCGCAATTTCCGAGGACGGACTCGACTGCTCAATGGCGGAGTTCGAGCAACAGTATGCAGCCGCTGAAGCGGCGAGAGGGGAGGAGTGATGAAAATCTACGTTGCGTCATCTTGGAGAAATGGCCATCAGCCGGAAGTGGTTCAGGCACTCCGCAACATGGGCCACGAGGTCTACGACTTCCGCAATCCGCGTGATGGCGACAACGGCTTTCACTGGTCGGAGATTGATCCGGCTTGGGAGGCATGGACGCCCGAGAGGTACCGGGAGTGTTTGTCACATCCGACGGCCGAGGCTGGGTTCGCGTCGGACATGGACGCTCTGAGGTGGTGCGAGGCCGTAGTGGCGGTGCAGCCTTTCGGGCGAAGCGCCTCGCTGGAACTCGGCTGGGCCGCCGGCGCGGGCAAGCTGACAGTCCTGTTGCTGGCAGTAGGCGAACCTGAACTGATGGTCAAGATGTGTGACCACATTTGTGTAACACTCGAAGAGGTGCTAGCAGCCACGGGAACGCCGTGGTGATAGACCGAGCTGAGTGGTTTCGGAAGGCGAATGGCGGCCTGCCGTTCTCTGGCCAATTGATTATGTGGTGAAAGGAGATCGAAGTGGCCGGCAAAACAAACCACCACGAAGAGTTGGATTGGGACGCTGATCCTGAGCAAGGCCCGTGCCTGGTGTGTAGACCCGGGCAGGGGTGCGCCCTTGGATTCGACTATTGTCCGGCTGTGGATCGTCGCGGCAACGACTGACGGACCTTCGAGAAAGGAGCTACCAAATGAAGAACTACCGAAAAGCCAAGCATGGCGATGTGCCGTGCCGACTGTGCAGGTATGTAATCGCACCTCTGCCGCCAACTCCCTATCATCGTTGCGGCGAGAGCGGACTCTGCCTACCTGCCTACGTGGTTGGCAAACGCAATACGTGTGATAACGCGTCCGCGAGGCCGGAAGGAGAGAAGGTTTGAACGATGCCACGTGAATTCAAGCCCCACTGGAGTCACGAGAAGGTCAATAAATCGTACTGCCGGGCGCCGGTGCATGGCGATCGGATAGACATCCATCAATGCCGCTGGCGCCCCAAGTACAACGACGACGGCACCGAGTCTTCTGGGTCAGACGCTAAATGGTGTGGCGTCCATCGCCCGGGCGCCGCCGAAGAACGAGCGGCGAAACGTGGGCCGAGTCCCTTTGAGCGACGGATGGCCGCCATGGAGAAACGCCAAGAGTACGTCGAGGGTCTGAAGGCCGCTCTCGCTCCGTTCGCCAAGGCGGCCAGTCACATGACGGTCGGCAAGAAGAACGACCCCGAGGAGTCGGGCATCTGGAACAACAACGATGGGGTCCGCGTAACCGTTGCGGATTTTCAGCGAGCCAAAGAAGCACTGAGGAAACGATGATCTCCCGCGAGACCGTCCTCAAGATCGAGCGGCTGCTTGCCAGTAAAAGTCTGACGCTACGGCAAATCGCGAAACGGACCGGCGTTTGCCGGGAGACTGTGGGCTCGATCTCGCGGGGCACCCACCGCTATGTCGCGGAGGAAGCGAGGGTGCCACCCACCGGTCCCGCCGTGCGCTGCTCTGGGTGCGGCGGCATGAGCCCGGCGCCGTGCTGGGAGTGCCAGATGTGGGAGTTGCGGCGGAAAAATCATCCAAAGGAGAGGTGAACGATGCTTGATCTGTTTCTATCAGCCGGCCCATGGGTCATGACGGCGATATTCGCGGTGGTGGCTCTCTTCTTCTGGCTAGATGCCCGGGACTGGCGACGAACGGCAGGTGTGTTTAGCACGGGCGAGTCCAGAGCGTTGAATGAGTGCAACATGCTCCGCGGCGAACTCGACGAGCAACAAGCGGCGATCGACGCGGCACAAGACGCGCTGGAGAAGGTGACGTCGAAGAATGAGGCTACGCCAACAACAGGCACCTATAACCGCGGGCACTGGCGATACATACCCCCGGGCGAGCGGCCAGGCTCGATGACCGAGGGCGGTGATTGACTAAACGCCCGGCCCGGCGGCTTGAGGAAAGAAAGTGAAATGGACCACGAGACTGACCCAATCTGGCTAAGTAACTGCTCGACGGTGAGTTCGTCTACCGACATCACGTTCGACCAACTGCTCGAAAGCGTGCGCGTCGCGACTGCAAAATTCGACGCCATCGAAAAAGCGCACCTGCGGCGATCGGCCGAACTGGTAGAGCAAACCACGTGTGGCGTGTGCGGCCGGAAGCCTACGGTGACCCAAGACGGCTACGGTGAGACCATCGTGGTCTGTCCGCACATCTACGAGGCTATCAAGCAGCACTCAGTGCCTGCTGATCCTCGGTTGTCGCCGTCGCTACTGACCGGCATACGGATTGAGGTATTTGACGATGGACCCAAGAGGTGGTGACTAAACGCCCGCGCCCGTCCGGCCGACCCGCCGAAGCGAGGTCGCCCCAGGACGGAGCGGGCCTTGAAAGGAGGATGTTTCAGATGAAGTGGAGACTATTTAAGAGGAAGAAGGTGGCGTCCACGGCATTGCCTATCGAAAGGGAATTTCCGCCAGGCCAAATGCCACTTGTTGCGAATCACTTCGTAGCACAAAACGACGGCCCGGAATTCTATTTGATGTTTTTCTGGATCAATTCGCCAACCATAGTGGCCGACGACCCAGTGGACCGAGCGAGGCAATTTGCCGAACTAGGGTCTGTCACGGCTCAATGCGTGGCGCGGGTAGTAATGTCCACAGAACGCCTTCCGGCGGTCATAAAGGTCATGCAAGAGCAGGCTAGCCGAATGGATGCTCTGCAATACCCGGTCGACGGTATTGACACCATCGACTGATCCAGCCCGATTTGAAAGGAGGTGATGCCCCGTGATCTGCCATAAATGTGGCCTTGTTCACAGCCCAAAAGAAGCGTGCAGACCAACGGTTATGTAGCCAGCCCCCGGCGCCGGTTCGACTCCGGCCTGGGGGCCACGATGGCAAACTAACACGAAAGGGAAATCATGACGATCGGATGGCCAGAGGGAATTATCCTGGCATTAGTCTTCATTGGTCTTGGGATGCACGCGGCCAGGCATGGTGAGGCCCGAAAGGACAAGTACCACTTTGGGTCGGCGTGTGTGATGGTCGCGGTGAACTTGGCCCTGTTCTGGTGGGGCGGTTTGTTTGACTGACTAAACGCCCGGCCGGCGGCCGACACGCACTTGGCGTGCCCGTCCCACCGGTGTGGCCGCCCGGCCGGGTTTCTGTTGACAGTGGCGACGGTCCCCCGTATAGTGGTGGTGGGACGAGCCACGCTAGGTGCGCCAGTATTGGTGCTCGGTCGTGGAACGTCCCGCTTCTCATTCTGTCCAGAGTATCCCCGCTGGGCTCTCCCCACGCAACTTTCTATGCGCCCCCCGCGTGAGGGGTGCCTTCTTGTTCATCGGCCGATTTCTGGCCGGGTCTCTACGATTTCAACGACGGGCCATGGTGTGGGTGCTTCGTCGTCGACTTCGGCCCGCCACCCGTGAGGGAGCCGACCTATGAAGACTAAGTCTCTATCCCCCAACCAGCTGCTGGTCGCCGTTATCGTGGGCGTCACTCTCGCCCTGTACCTGGCTTCCGTTCTCGCGTCCGTAGCGTTCGCCGCTGAACCGTGCTCAGGTGGCGGCTGGCCCAACGCGGCGGCCGTGTCGGCTGCCCCCGCTTGCTGCCCCGACGGTGTTTGCCCGCTGTCTCCAGATGACACGCCACTTGCCGTGGGCCGGGTGATTGGCCGCGGGCCGACGGGGACTGGCTACCAGACCGGGTGGTTGGCCTACTCCGATCCGGCCAGGGATTACGCGCTGGTGGCCACGGCGGCCCACCTGTTTCGAGACCGAGTGGACAAACTCACCGTGACCTTTGCGGGCAAGACGTTTCCAGCCCGCGTTGTGCATGTTGATCCGCTCTGGGACGTGGCCTATTTGTCGATCCCGCGGCCGGCGTTTCGCCCGCTGGTGATAGCGAGTGGATGGCCACGGCCTGGCGAGCCGCTGTTTGGCTTCGGATACACAGCCGCCCGGGAGACGTGTGGGCGGGTCTCTGGCAGCCTGGGGCTGAGGGTCGGGCCGCGTCGCGGCCAGCCGTTGGACTGGCTGCAAATCACGGCGCCGGTGCCCCAGGGGTTTTCAGGAGGCCCGATCGTCAACCGGCGCGGCGAAGTGGTGGGGATGATCGCGACCACCGACCACACCTCGGCGATGGGCCCAGTTTGCACCGTGCTTCATCGCATCCTAGAACCCATCGTTGGCGTGGCGCAAAGAATCGTAGGAACAGAGCCGCCGGCGCGACGACCGCTGGTGCCTGTTCGTCCGTCGGCTAAGGCGATCCAGCCGCCTAGTGTGCCCTCCCTGGTCCCCATGCCGGAGAACTGGGCCGACTTCGTGCCCAGGAACCTATCGCCGCCGACTAAGGCAAAGAGTGACAGTCAGCCAAAGGCAGTGGTAGTTTCCGGGCTGCCTAAAGTGGCAAAGGATGTTGTGCCGATCGTCGCCAAAGCTGTCAAGGTCGCTGAAGCCGGCTGGCTAGCGGGCCTTTTGCCGGCGATGCCTGCATGGGTAACGGCCGCCGCTACGGTAGCGGGATTCAGTTGTCCACCGGCGGGCGCTGCAGGCCTGGCCCTCTGGTGGTTGATTCGTCGGCGTCGGGCCAAGCGAGGCAAAGGAGCGGCCGCTGATGCGGTCGGTTCGTTTCCCCGCGACGACACTGAGGCCGCTCAGTTTCTACAACTTTCGCGATCCGAAGGACGTTCACCGCTACATGATGCACTTGTCGGCCGCCTTGCCTACGACGAACTTCAGAACACGATTGACCGCAAGCCCAGCGGACCTGAAGCGGACTACGCTCGGGCCTTGCGACAGCGATTAAAGGATCGCTTTAACGAAATGGCCCCTCTGGCCCTTGAACCTCAAGCAAGTTAGGAGACTTCCAATGCCGATCGGTAGCCCTGCCAAGGAACAGTTCCGCGACGCGATCGTGGAGATGCGGAACCTTCATGTTGCGGCTGGCTTAGCCCCTTTGATGCTCTTTCGCGAAGAGGCGGTCACCAACGACGACCTAACCGATCGCGGTGGAATGGATAACCCAACGCGCGATCATTTCATTGGACAGTTAGCTAACGCCGACAAGTGGCGCCGACGAATTACCCACAACCCGGACAAGCTGCCGTTGGGCGACAAGATCCAGAAGGCCATCAGTGCGGATGAGGAACTCGAAGAGGCCGACAATCCGTTCGGCGGTGACGATATCCAAATGGGCTCCGGCGGATTATATCAATTGCCCTGGGCGTTTGACGGGACGGACCCAAATATCCCGCTTAACTCGATGCTCGATCTGCCAGGTCAGAATGGGCTTATCCTCTTGGGAGCAATCGACAAGGCGATCGTCGCTTGGACCCGACTGAACAGCCGAGACCGTACGCGGTTCATTACACAGACCGACTCGATGCGGATCTATGGACACTACCAGCAGATTCTCGGTTTCCTGCTGACCTTTGGTGGCGACGCCAACCGAGTCGATGTGGCTCAAGTTCGCGCAACCGATGAACCACGCGGACCGGAGAACAGCCCAAACCGCAAGACGGAAGCGGTGGGCGATTCGCAAAAGGGAGAGTAGCGAAGGGCGGTAGCCAATGATGTGGACTGCCGTTTGCGTGTTGGCATCCGGTTGAAGTTCGATTGGAGGTGATTGTGAGAATGTGCAGATTGGAGCACCTGGAACAACGCAATCTCTTATCAGTTGCCGCTGATACAACCATAGAAATCACCAGGCTCAACAACATTACGGGCGTCTACGTGGCTTACAACGGCAGCTCATTTGAAGATCCAGCAATCGCAACAGACAAAACGCCTTTGGCAATAGGAGAAGCAGCCACTGGCTCAAATTATACTAGCTACGACAAGGGACTCAACGGGATTGTTATCGACGTGTTTGAGGTGCCCGATGAGGCGGTGATAGACGCGACTGATTTTGTATTTCGTGTCGGTAATGCAGATCTCATCCAAGAGTGGGAGATTGCACCAGAGCCAATCGCGATTGGCGTTGTAGAGGATGCCGGAAAGGACGGAGAGGATAGGATTTTCATTCGGTGGGAAGATAATGCTATCCAAAATGAATGGCTTCAAATTCAAGTGCTGCTCGCTGATTTTGATTTACAGGCGACATTTGATTTTGATCCAACGCAAGATGACGTGTTTTTCTTCGGCAACCTCATCGGTGAAACTACTGGCGACTTTCGGGTCGATTACGATGATGTATTTGATGTCATCTGGCCATCACTCTTTGCATCTAGTGTGATAGGTATTGATAATCCCGCCGACGTAAATCGGGATCGGAAGATCGACTACGACGATGTGTACGATACTGTTTGGCCTAATTTGTTTAGAGAGCCGTTGTCTGTAATTACCCCAATCAATTCCGCAATTGCCCCATCCAATGTTGATTTAGTAATGCGTAGCTATATTTGGTTTGCTGCGGCTATTGGTAAAAGTCAAGCTCAGCAACGAGCAGATGAGAAGGCACGATTTGAGGAGTTTGCGGGGACTTTTGATTTTTATCAAAGCGAAGGGCGGTAGCCAATGAGCGTATGGGACTGGACCGTAAGCATCAGCGTGGCGGTACCGATCGGCATCGCGCTCGGTCTGTCGTTCGCGATGGTGAAGACGCTAACCGATCGCCTAAACACGCTGTGTTTGCATCACGATCTGCTCGCCACGCGGGTGGAGACGCTGGAGTGCCTACCCGCCGCCGACACCCTGCCGGATCAGATGCGAGTGCTGTATGAGCAAAACAACCATCAAGGCCATCGGCTCAACGGTCATCAGCGCGATATCCGTGAGATTGACGAGCGGGTGGAGAAGTTGGAACAACCTCTCATAGTCGGGTACGTCCCTCCCAGCGAGGGCCCGGTGGCTATCAACAATGCCGTCGAAGAAACTGCCAGGGACACGGACGAGCAATGAAAACCACCATCCTTCTTGGCTTGTCGATCTCGCTTCTGGCCGCCGGTGAAGCGGTGCCGAACGGCATGATAGACCCGGTCGCAAGGCTCGGAGCAACCGGCGTTCTGGGGTTTATCGTGATCTGGATCGTAACCCGGACGGCGCCGGCGGTTCTGGCGTACCTCCAGGATGCGGAGGAGCAGCGGCATAAGGATTCAGAGAAGCTGGTCGCGGCCCTTCAGGATCTGCGGGCGCATTGTGAGCAGGCCGGCAACACGAAGACGCGATAGCCAAGGCAAGAGCAGATCTTTCAGAAAGTCGTCAACGGAAAGTGAGCTATGAACATATCAGCACGCGCCGCCGAGTGTCCAAATACTGGCCCCTTCCACGTCGCGGCGATGTTGGAGACATCGGGTCACCGGTTGTGTTACGGCTCTCGGACCACGCACGCTGCCCCGGCCGCGTACGGTTCGCAGATGGTGAATCCAAGCGAGGATGATGGCGCGACGGGAGGCGTCAACGGAAAGTAATGGACTTCCACCCCACCGACAAGACGTTCCACCTCACCGCCGGCCCCGACGCCGACCCGGTGGTGATCGGCGACCCCACGAACCTCGGCGACGTCAAGCCACACGTCTTGTGTTCTCGGTTCCGCGGCGAAGTAGAGTTTTCGATTGAACCGCTTGGCCGTCCCGAGTCGACTGCGGTGCTGGACGATGGCAAGCTACTCTTTCCTGGCGTCGACGATCAGCTCCGAATCTATCAGCAGGACGGTCGGATTCAGATCGCCACGACCCTGCTGAAGCGTCCGGCAGTGAACGAGTGGGTTTACAAACTCCGCGGCCATGAAGACCTGGACTTCCTCCCTCAGCCCGCATTGACGCCCAAACAAATCGCCGACGGGCACGTGCGGCCCGACGACGTGGTGGGTTCCTGCGCGGTGTACCACCGGACAAAAGTCAATCACATCCTCGGCCAGACGAACTATCGCACCGGCAAGGTGTTGCATGTCCATCGTCCGGAAGCGATCGACAAGAACGGCGATCGGTGTTGGGGTACGCTGACTATCGACCCTGGCTCCGGTGAACTGAAGATAGCGTATGACTCAGAGTGGCTGGATAATGCCGCCTATCCGGTAGAGGACCCCGTGAACCTCGGCTACGACGTAGAAGGTGGTACGTGGTACTCGACCGGCCCGAGATTCTGGCTCCAGGGTAGAAATACACTGGCCGGCAGCGATGGCACGGCAGCGAAAATTTGGATCTACACCAACACAAATGACGGCCGGGTGAAGTTCGGCGTCTACGACGGAACGGCTGGCGGCAATCTGCTCACAGGGTCGGGCTCAGGTACCTACGAGCTAACCAGTCCCGTACCGATCAATCAATGGAATTCCGTCGACTGTAGCGGCGACGCGATCGGCATTAGCGACGGCAACAACTACCACGCGGCGGCCACGTGGGAGGCGTCGGGCCACGGGTGCATGTACGATTCTGGCGGGGACGGGGGCGATCTCTGTTACCGAACAGCACCGACGGCCTATGCATTGCAGATGGTGGATCCAAGTGAGGATGACGAAGACGTCAATTTCAAGATCTCGCTCTATCTGGAGTATACGGAGGCGGGCTCGTCCAGCCCGTCGCCCGATTCGGCCAGCGAATCGGCGTCGGAATCGGCGTCGGCCAGCATTTCGGAATCGGCCAGCGAATCCGCGTCGGAAAGTGCCAGCGAATCCGCTTCTGTTAGTCCCAGTATGTCGGAATCGGCATCCGAGAGCGCAAGCGAAAGCGCGTCTGAATCAGCATCTGAATCTGCGTCAGAATCCGCTAGCGAGTCAGCCAGCGGGAGTGCAAGTATTTCGCCGTCTGCTTCAGAATCAGCCAGTGAGAGTGCTTCGGAATCTGCTTCCGAATCGGTATCTGAGTCAGCGTCAATATCTGAATCAGCATCAGAATCAGCCAGTGAGTCAGCTTCTGAGTCCGCCTCGATTTCTCCATCAGCGTCAGAAAGTGCGTCGGAATCGACTTCAGAATCAGCTAGCGAATCCGCATCCCCTTCTGGTGGCTCGGCGTCGGAGTCAGCGTCGGAAAGTGCGTCTATTAGCCCGTCTGTGTCGGAATCCGCTAGTGAAAGCGTATCGGAATCAGCTTCAGAAAGCGCCTCTGAGAGTGCCAGCGAATCGGCCTCGGAAAGCGCCTCGCCCTCCCCGTCCGCGTCAGAAAGTGCGTCTGAGAGCGCATCTGAATCGGCGTCTGAAAGTGCAAGTGAATCCGCGTCTGCATCGGCTAGCGAGTCCGCCAGCGCATCGGCTTCGCCTTCCGGCGCAGGTCTCACGGCCATGCCGATTATCTCCGCCAACGGTGTCCACAGCCTCGTAATGGGAGGGTTGATCGTCAGTGCCTAGAGTGAGCGTGATTATCCCTGGTCGGTGCGAAACGTACTTTCAGCACACGGTTGATTCGGTGCTGGAGGCCGCTACTGGTGACATCGAGATCATCGCCGTCGTTGACGGTGACGAAGCAGAGCCTCGACTATACAGCGACGATTCGCGGGTTAAGATCATACGGCTCAACAAGGCTATAGGCCAACGCGCGGCATACAACCTCGGGGTGCGTACGTCGTCCGGGCTGTATGTGATGAAGATTGATGCCCACGCCAAGCTGTCGAAAGGTTTTGACGAAGTTCTCCAGTCACACTGCCCCAACAATGCCGTGGTCCTACCGGAGATGCGTAGGCTTGACGTGCGTAAGTGGACAGACAAGCGGCGCGGTAAAACGCACTTCATGTTTCCTGGATTGGATCTGTACTGCCATTACTGGTCCGACTACCGCAAGCGTTCCGAAGCGAAGGTGGCCTATCCGGACGTGATGACAGGGCAGGGTTCATGCTGGTTTACCACTCGCGAGTGGAGCGACTATATCGGATTGCTAGACGAAGGTGTGGGATCATGGGGCAACGTGGGGATTGAGATTAGTCTACGAACCTGGCTGTGCGGCGGCTCGCAGATTCTCAATCGCGACGCATGGCAGGCCCATTGGTTTCGTGTCGGGCAAGGTGGGTTTCCGTATCCGATGAGTGGCCGCCAAGTAGCCAGAGCCCATAAATACACATGGGATAAGTACTACTTCAAGGATAACGCTTTTGAGAATCAGACCCGCCCGTTTCACTGGCTGATTGAGAAATTCGCGCCCGTTCCTGGCTGGGAAACGTACTTGGTGGACCGCTACGACGCGCCTCGCGTGATCCTGTACTACACCGATTCGCAACTGCACGAATCTCTTGCGAGGCAAGTACGGAAGAACCTCGCGACAGTAGCGGGACCGATTCCGATTGTGAGCGTGAGTCAAAAGCCTCTGGACTTTGGTCGTAATATCTGCGTCGGAGATTTGCCCCGCTGTGAGCAGAGCATGTATCGGCAGATTGTGGCGGGAGCCGAGGCTATTGCGCCGATGTCGATCGTGTACCTCGCCGAACACGACGTGTTCTATCATGCGAGTCATTTTGCCAAGTTGCCCAGGGACCACAGGGCGTTCTGGTTCAATCAAAATAGATTCTACTGGGCACCCGGTTGCGACACTTATCTACCAGCCGGAAAGCATAGCCAGGCGTTCAGCCAAGCGGCGGTGTATCGTGAATATCTTCTGGATCATTGCGTCGCACGATTGGCCGAGTGGACTGGGCGAATGAAGGTTCGTCACTATTCATGGAAATCGAAGCGACCGAACGTGGATATCCGGCACGGTGCAAACCTATCGGCCGACAGGCGCAACAAAGCGCCGTATATTGCGGGCAAAAAACGCGGCGTGCCTCATATCGACGGCTGGGGAGGCGTAAAGCATTTTCGCGGGCGTACTGGCTACAAGGGGGTGCTTCGCACTGATGTTATCAATTACCTTATCCAGCAAAACAACTACACCTCGTATCTGGAAATCGGCGTGGACCGCGGAGACAACTGGAAGCACATCGCGTGCAAGACGAAGCACGGCATCGACCCACTCAAATCGTGTACGTTCCGGATGACGAGTGATGAGTTTTTCGCGGGCGAACACGGAAGCACGTACGACCTTATTTTTGTGGACGGTCTGCACGAGGCGGAGCAAGCAGAACGCGACATAACGAACGGCCTCACACGGCTTAACCCAAGCGGAGTGGTCGTCGTCCATGACTGTCACCCGCGCAACGAACGAGAACAGCGGACAATCAAACCAGTACGCGGATCGTGGACAGGCGATGTGTGGCGAGCGTGGGTCGGGTTGCGCAACCGGTCGGACTTGTTCCAATACGTCGTCGATACGAATAACGGTGTTGGTATCGTCCGGCCTGGAAGCCAAGTTCCGCTGGGGGTAAACGTGGACGGTGTCGGCTATCGCGACTTGGCCGCTCACGCAACGGAATGGCTCAACTTGAAGCCGATAGCCTGGTTTTGGGAACAAGAGAAACGAACGCGATGCACCGAAACAGCATCAACCTGATGACGTCATTTCGCGACCGCTACCTAGGCAACTGGCCGGGAACCTCAGTGCTTGATGTAGGGGCCAAGCGATACAGGAGACAGCGAACCTATCGGCGTTTGTTCCGGGAGTACAAATATGTGGGAATGGACATGGAAGAAGGGGACAACGTCGATATCGTTGTGAGCAAGCCTTATCGCTGGGATGAGATACCAGATGAAGCATATCGGACCGTGATTAGCGGGCAGACGTTAGAACACTGTGAGTTTTTCTGGCAGGCGTTTTTAGAAATGGGCCGAGTTGTGAAAAAAGGCGGTGTTCTGTGTGTGATTGCTCCGCGAAAAGCCGGCTTGCATCGTTACCCGGTAGACTGCTGGCGGTTTCTGCCGGATGGCATGCGGGCGTTAGGGAACTGGGCTCAGCTAAAAACACTTGAAGCATTTATTAGTCACGATGACACTGTTGGGATTTTCGCAAGATGATCGGTCACCGCTGCAAAAAGTGCCTCTGGTTTGACGTGGTGCACCCTCGCCTAAAGGACGTGCCGGAAATCCCGGGAATCACCGAACCTGGTTTCTGTCGAAAGCACAAACCCGGCGCATATCGCGTGGCAGCGTACTACATCGGCGTTCAGCCTGTTATGGATGCCGAGGAGTTCTGCGGCGAGTACAAGGAAGACAAGGGCGGTGGTTGAGTGTTCAGGGGGAATGAACAAATATCATTGTAACTGGAGGACATTGCCGTGGGTGCAGACCTATATCATGACAGAGTGGAAAGAGAACGATGGCAGAGTCGCCAGGACTTGGTGCAAAAACTGGAAGAGCGTGTGAGGCTGTGCGAAGAGGAAAACACTAGATTGCGTGAGGAACTCAACAAGTTGCAGCCCCAGGGCTAGGGGACGCAAAAGGAGAAGAGTGATATGGGTTGCCCATCGGAAGTAGTAATCGAAAAGAATCTGACCTTTGCGATTCGCACGCACGACCCCGACACGGGTGCGCTGACGGCTGCCGGTGCGGTTCCCACCTACCGCATCTATGAAGATGGGAACGAGACGGCCATCCTGTCCGGCGATCTGGACGATGGAAGTGGAGCCGATAGTGCATTCGACGAAGGCAACCTCACTGCGGCGTACCAGAAAACGGTTGCTTGCACGGTCGCCAACGGCTTCGAGGTTCACAAGACTTACACCGTTTACATTGATGCCACCGTGGACAGCGATGCAGGCGGAATCAGTCACGCGTTCCGTGTGGTCGCAGTGGACGTGCCCGCAGCATTCGAGAAGGTGTAACATGGTCGTTCGCTTCGTAGCTCGATCTGGTGCTACCGTCCGCCTAGCAGCGAACACGATGGACGTGTTGCTTATCCCGTCCAACGTCAAGCTCGACATCGATCGAGGTGACGGAACAGTCGGCACCTACGGCGGCGGTGCTATCGACGTAGGTGACATCGTCGACCCGCAATACGTGATCGTAGGTCAAGACAACTATGTGGGGGGCGAGGCGGGAACGTTTGTCGTGCCTGCTGAATCCGACGTGAGGTTCGGCGTAGGCTACGGCGAAGACGGAACCGAGTTCACAGGTACGCTCGTAGTGCCGGATTATTCGAGCGTGACCGCAGCCGCGGGGCGAGTACAGCAAATCTGTGAAGCCCTGGTTGCCCTGCTGGATGCCGCAGACCTTGCAACCGCATTCAACGAGGTCGTCGGGGCAACGCGAGTCTACACGACGCTCAGCGACCTATCCGAGGTAGGCGATTCGCCGTACACCCTCGTTGCTCCTCTAATGACGAAACGAGCCCGGAATTCAAACGGAACTTACGGGCGGTACGTGGTGATCGACATACTAGTAAGGAGTCACTTGACCAACGATGTGTCGGACGATCGCACCACGACGGACACCCGAGTCTATCTGTGGGAGCAGGTTGATAACTACTTGGCGGCTCCGGCGAATAGCGATCTGACGTTGCCGGACGACGCGATAGCCGAGTACATCGAACCGACAGACAAACGGGCCGATCCCGACATCAGGGATGGGCTGGGCGTGCTGTGGGATGCTGCCGACCTGGACGACAAGCGGCAGGATACCGGGCTTGTCCGGGTGGCGTATTGGGTGGATGAGGACTATTAAGGATGAAAACCATTAACGTCATAGATTGGCATTCCGTAGCCGAGTCACTTCCCGAGGAAGGTGAGCGTGTTCTGATTGCGACTCCATCTTCGGTAATGATCGCAACCTTGGTAGGAATGACGAAAAACGAGTGGCCGTCACGTCCCATATTCAGGTCGGCCGAGAGTTGCGCCAGTGATGCCTTTTGCAGCATCAAGTACTGGTGTCGGTTGCCGACCGTTCCGATTGGCCAGTCTCCCCCGAAGCCCAGCCCGTCCCGGATCGAGGTCATCAGGGAGGATCAAACCCGGTTCGTCATTAAAGGCGGAGACGGTGGGACGCGACCAGGCGAGAGAGGCGGAGACGTCAACGTTACGTTGGTGGCACCGCTGGACGCCATGGAGGCACTCAAGAGGAAAATCAACGGAGACCCGGAATGACTGAACGTGGGATCATCATCGTCTCGGACAATAGGATCACAGTACGACGACAGCAGCGTAACGACATTACTGAGGTAATCTTTGACGAAGCAACCATCGAAAACCTACAAGATGCTACCCGGATTCTAGCGTCTTGGACGGACTTGAAGTTTGAAGACATAGCTCGCGAATGCCGCCGCGTCCACGATAAAGACCAGTTCGATGCGTCTCTTCGTGAGGCCATCCAGGGCTGGGTTGATGAGGACTATTGACACAGGAGAACTTGTATGTTTCGGGTAATTCGAGCATGGTGGCAACGTCGAAAGAGACCGATTAGCGTTCCGCAGGATACGCCGATGACTGAGCGTCTCGCTATTTCCACGTTGGACCGCCTACGTGGTGATGAATTGCCGTGTGGGAATCATATAGATTACATCATGTTGCGATTTTTAATCGAGAACGGTCATCGAAAGCTAGGCCGGACATGGTGTTCCGCAAAAGAACGAGACGCTCTTGCAGAATGGGAGCAACAACGATCCCCGCCTACCAAAGGCGGAGATGGCGGGACGCTACCCTCATTGCGATACATCCCAGCGAACCTCCTTCAACGGCCTCCAGGCGTTCAAAGCGAGGGTCAACGGAGGCGAAAGGGTTGACCCATGAGACAAAGCATCGCCCTGGTTGCTAGGATGTTCCTAGGGGGAGTTCTCGGTACGTCGATTGGGCTCGGTATCGCTTGGCTAATTTGGTGGGGCTTGAGCTGATAGGAGAATCCAGTGAACCGACGTAGCTTCATCACGGCCCTTGCGGGGTTGCCGATTGTTGGATGGGCAGCCGGGATGTTCGGCCTACCGAAGCCGACAGCGAAGAGCGGCATAACGGAAGAAGCCAAGGCGTACCCTCACCGTGTATCCGTCACCCTCGACGGAATCAAATACACCCTGCCTTGTTGGTTTCAAGACGGCAGTGTGATGATTACCAATACGACGGGGCGGGAGATTCCGTCGGGGACGCTACTCTTTGTGGAGGAATACAATGAACCGGCGTAGCTTCATAGCAGGACTTGCGGGAGTGCTTGCAGGAGTGCCGATTGTAGGACGGCTAGCGAAGAGTCGTGACCGTACCTGTTCGGCGGCACCCTTTCCGGCTACCGGTGAAGGTGGCGTGGGCTACATCGACGGCGGCGCCAGCGGCATAACGGTACACGGGCCGGAGGAGATAGAGAACCAGGGCTTCAGCAAGCCTCGGTCTGCCCATCTCTCGTTGCGGTTCGAGAACGTGCCCTTGCGGGACAACTTGGCAATCACCGGCGGCGAAGTACTGGGCCGGATCACCCCCTTCCTCGGCACTGTCAATAGATCGGATTGGCACTGGCGCGAAGACAGAGTCGATGGCTATTGGACCTATGTGGAGTTGGCACGAACGGTGATGCTTACCGATGTCGGTGTATCGTTGCCGAAAAACGGATTGTGCCGTGTTATCTGTGCATTTACCGCCGCGATGGCTCAAACGCCATACCCCAGTTCGCCTCGGCTAGTGGACTTCGAGACGGAGATACTGAAAGCGTTGGAAGGGAAGCATGACGAAACCACGTTTTGAACCGGGCGACGTAGTACGCCACAAGGCCAGTGGCGAGAGGGGGGTTATAACGGGTGTCGGGATGCGGTGTACGGTACACCTGGGGATTCGCGCGATTGCGTGTCTGGGTAAATCGGATGAATGCGAGCGGGAGTTTGACGGCACGTATGATCTCTCGGCTACGCTGGGGACAACCTTGGATGATGTCAGCGAGGGAGTGTTGGAGACTACATACAGCCCATCGCATCCCGATACCAGAGCGAGAGAATAGGAAGTAGGGATCGGAGTTCATGGCGATGTGCCGTGAAGTCGTAGCGTGGATGGACGGCGGACGAGATGAGCCAGGCTAAGCGGCACCGCACCCCCCTTGTGGGTCCTTTCCAGGCTTACTGAGGCTTGCTATTTCCCCCAC